ATGCAAATAGAGGAAATAAAATTAACAGATAGACTAGAAGAGGAAAATAATTTTATAGATACTTCTGATGAGTACATAGATATTATTTTAAAAAGAGGAAATGGAAACTTAACAAGTTCTTTTTTCTATAATGGAAAAGATTATTTTTATATATTTATTGGAGAAAATGGAATAATATTTTTAAATTTGGAATATGTGGCAAGGGGACTGGGATTTACTCAAATCAAAAATCAAGTAGAGTACGTAAGAACAGATAGAGTTACAAATTACTTGAATGAATTTAGTTTCTCCACTTGTGGGGAAAAGTTCTCGGATATTTATATACCTGAAAATATCTTTTATTTATTAGCAATGAAAGGTAAAAATGAAATCGCAAGAAATTTTCAGTTAAAAGTTGCAAACAAGATTTTACCAGCAATAAGAAAAACAGGAATGTACGCAACAGAAGAATTATTAAATAATCCCGATTTAGCAATCCAGGCTTTTATGAAACTAAAAGAAGAAATGGTAAAAAGAAAAGAATTAGAGAAAAAAGTTGAGGAGCAGCAGCCTAAAGTTGATTTTTACAATGATGTGACTGGCAGTGATACAACAGCAGAAATAGGAACTGTTGCCAAAGTATTAAACTTCAGATTAGTTGGAAGGAATACGTTGTTCAGCATTTTAAGAGAACAAGGGATACTGCAAAAGGATAATATGCCATTCCAGACATATGTAGATAGAGGATATTTCAGAGTTGTGGAAAGCAAATGGAACACGCCAAATGGAGATGTGAAGGTAAATTACAAAACCGTTGTCTATCAAAAGGGAATTGATTACATATCAAAATTATTAAAGAATTTAGGATATGTAAAATCGGAAGTGGCATCATGATGGATGAAAATGTATTAGAAAAAATAAAAAATAGATTACTAAGTGGAATCGAAGTAAATGAAAGTGATTTTAATTTCATGAAGTTGAACGCTAATCTATTTAAGAATATTAAATTTATAAAAAAAGAAAGGCTAAAAAGAAATGGCAAATGCTGAAATCTCAAATCAAGAAATAATAATAACCTTGCCTGTGGAAAAAGTTTATCCAGGAATAAAAGAAAAATTAGAAGAATATTTAAATCATTTTCCAATAAAAGTTATTCCTGTAAAGAAGTTATCACAGGCACAAAATGGCTTGATACACGTACTATTGAAGCAGTTTGGAGACGAGATAGGATACACCTTGATAGAGATTAAGGAGCTGATGAAAGAGCAGTTTGCAATATCCACAGACAGATTAGACTTTTCAACAGCAAAATGTGATATGGAAACAGCAAATGATTTCATATCATTTATCATAGAACAGGCATTGGATCTTGGAATAAATTTATATATCTTAGGTAAGCACGATAAAAGGTATAAACATATACTGGAAATTGACAATATAACACAAAGATACGTGATTTCCTGTTTGAGAAAAAGAATTTGCTGTATCTGCGGAAAAGAGCATAATGAGTACAGCATAATAGAACTGCATCATTGGAATTCGGTAGCAAGCATAGGCGGATATGAAAACTGCGACGGATTAAAAACGCCATTTATGAGTTTATGTGCCAAGCATCATCAAGAATTCCATGCAACAGGCAAGGAAACGTTTAAGAATAAATATTATATTGAAGGGGTGTGGTTAAATGTGGAACTTGTAAAAGAGTTGAAAAAGATTTATAAAAATCATTTTAAGGCGTTTAAGGAGGATGAAATATGACTGAAAAAGAAAGAGAATTTTTAAAGGAAGTAGACATGCTTGAGGATCCTGACGATGCAGATATGGATTTGCTGGTTGAACTTTACGAGAATTTTGAACCATTAAAAACAGAATATGAAAAAGATAAGAATACTGGAGATGAAATATGGGAATTTTACTATGAAGTTGGAGGAAGGATTTTTTTTCTGAGAAAAATTGAATATGAGGAAGACTTTGAATTTGACTATATGGCAAAATTTGAACTGGATTCAGAAAAGTTCGGTCGCTGAAAGTCGTTTTAGCTGTAACAACAGCTTGAAATGTAGTGTTTATAAGAAAAAATGATAGTCGTGAAAAGTCAATTGGATTAGAAAATTACTGATGTCAGCAAAATGGTATAAAGAACGTTTGGCTGGTGTTAGGAAAACGATAGAAATTAGGAGGGAGTATGAAAAACAAGGATAGAATGCAGTTTAATTTAAAAAATTGGAAAAAACAATACGGACATTTTGATTTTTGGAACAGGACAGATAATAAAATAGCAACTTTTGAAAAAGTGCTGAACAAAGATAGGAATAAAAAGAGATAGGAGAAATTGAAATGAAAAAATTATTATTAGGAATTACAATTTTAGGATTGACAGGAAGCTGTGCAAGATGGGAAGATACTCAAAAAGATTGGGAGAGTGATACGAAAGGGCTAAAAAGAACGGTGCAAATTTATACTCTCGACGGAAAATTATTAAAGGAATACAAAGGAATGATAAGGGTAAGAGATTCGGATGAGAGTGGTAGAATATCATTAAACTTGATAAGCGAAAGCAATCGCAGAGTTACAATTGATAACGCGATTGTAATAACGGAGGAGGAATAAGAATGGATAAAGAAGTGGAATTGTTGGCTAAAAAAGTTATAACCATAAAAAAGGCAATAAGCAGAATTATTGGAAATGTAACTATATTCTTAGTAGTTGTAAAACTGTTTAGGCTGATTCAGATTAGCTGGCTAATGACTTTTTTGCCTTGGATAACAACGTTCTTAATATTTTTTGTAGTGAGAATTTTAGAACACGCTTTTGTTGGATACGCTTGTTTGAATCTAGAAGAAAAAGACAACAAAAAGATGTTTATTTTTTTCAGAAAAATTATAAAAGGATAGTGTATAAAAATTTTTAAAAGGCTTGAAAATATAGAAAAAATAAGGTATAATTAGGAGGTAAAATGAGTATAAATAAAAAACTCAAAGAAATCAAAGATTTTCTAGAAAGTGAAAAAATCGGAAAAATCTTTATTGACAAAAGACCCAATGGGATTATATTAATAGAAACAACGGAAACTGAGAAATATCAAAACAGAGTATGCAAAAAAGCAACCTGATTTCAAAAGTTTCAAACAACAATTGAATAAAGTATAAATAGCGATGTACACAAAATGATGACCGTATTTATAAATTTGAGGAACTGAAAAGCCTTGATTTTATATATACGGTCTTTTTTTGTCTAAAAAACTAAAAAGGATTTAAGAATATGATAATCATATTGATTATATTTTATTACTTAGTAATACCAGTTGTATTAATAATTACTACAAGTTTAATAAAAAGATGGTTGCGAAAATATACAGAAAAAAGAATTGATGAGAGCCTTGCTCTTTTGGAAAAACTTGAGGATATAAATGATGAACTGGATACAAAGATAAATAATGTAAAGATTAAGATATATGACATGTATCTTGATAGATGTAAAGAGAGTTTGAAAAAGAAAAGGGAAATGGATAGCGAGATTAGAAGAATGACACGTAAGGTAAAAGAGAAAATATCAAAGTGATGAAATAAAAAAAGGTACTTTGGGAACTTCGAAAATGCCTGTGGGTCTGGCGAGTCCCAAAAAACATTTAGATACAAGTTTTTTTTTAATCCGTTTCCGTTCCGAAGGAGGTGTTATGTTAGTAAAGGAAAATCAAATAATAAAAGTGACAGAATTAGCGAAATTACTGGGAATAACGGATAGACACCTTCGGAATTTGGCTAATGAAGGAATAATCAAAAAAACGGAAAAAGGCAAGTATTTATTTTTTGAGAGTGTTCGAGGATATATTGAGTATATAGAAACTAAAAATGAAGCAGATGTAGACTTGAAAGATGAAAAAATTAGGGAAGAAATAAAGAAAATAAAAAAAGATACGGAATTAAAAGATTTGAAAATTAAGGAATTGAAAAATCAATTGCATCCAGCGAGCATAATTGAGAAAGTGATGACAGATAGCCTTATGAATTTGAAAGGAAGACTGCTTTCTTTGTCTAATCGACTAGCCCCGCAATTAATTGCACTCGATAATTTAGGGGAAATTCAAGAAGTGATTCAGGATTCAATATTAGAAGCATTAGAAGAACTTAGCGAATATAATCCAGAGCTATTTAAAAACAAAAATTTTGTTGAAGATGATGACGAAGAGGAAGGTGTGGAAAAAGTTGAAAGACGGAAACGTGGTAGACCTAAAAAAAGCAAATGATTTATTTAGAAAAATATTCTCTGTTTTAAAACCTCCACCCAAACTAACAATAGATATGTGGGCAGATAGGTATAGAGTATTGTCAACTAAAAGTTCGGCTGAACCTGGTAAATGGAGAACTGACCGAGTTCCTTTTCAAAGAGAAGTTATGAGAGCTATATCAAGTAAAAAAACAGAAAAGGTAGTAATGATGTATGGTGCTCAATTGTCAAAAACAGAACTTCTTATGAATACATTCGGGTACTATGCCGACTATGAACCATCTCCTATAATGTTTATGATGCCGACAAAGGATATGGCACAAGACTTTTCGACCACAAGGCTCAACGATATGATTCAGTCAACACCACAATTAAAAAATAAAATTATTGAGAACGAAAATTCAAGAGATACAAAAAGACAAAAGGAATTTCCAGGTGGATATATTGTATTAATTGGAAGTAACTCGGCGGCAGAATTAGCAAGTAGACCAATTAGAGTTTTGCTCGCTGATGAGATAGACAGATTCCCATCTAATGTAAAAGATGAGGGGGATACATTAAATTTGGCAATCGAGAGAACTAAAACTTGGACATTGAATAGAAAAATTGTTTTAACAAGCACACCCACAATTAAAGGGGAAAGCAGAATTGAAAGAGAATACGAAAATAGTACACAGGAAGAATATTATATCCCTTGTCCGAAATGCGGAACAATGCAGAAATTAGAATGGAGAAATATAATTTTTGAAAATGTAGGGCATAAATGTTCGGACTGTTTGGAAGTTTCCAATGAGTACGAATGGAAAAAAAATATGAAATATGGCGAATGGATAGCTGGAAATAATGAAATTGACAGTGAATTAGTCAGAGGATTTCATATTAGCGAATTGTATAGCCCCTTTTCGACTTGGAAAAGCATTATTAAGAAGTTTAAGGAATCAACAGGAGATGTTCAGATGATGAAGGTGTTCACTAATACTGCACTTGGAGAAACTTGGGAAGACAGGATAGAGAGAATAAATTTTGCGGACTTGGAATCAAGGAAAGAACATTATGGATGTGAAATTCCTGATAAAGTTTCAGTTCTGACCGCTGGAGTCGATGTACAGGATGACAGGCTAGAAGTAGAAGTTGTTGGTTGGGGTGTTGGAGAAGAGAGCTGGGGAATTTATTATAAGGTATTTATGGGTAGTCCTGCTGAAAATTATGTCTGGGAACAGCTTGATAGATTTTTGGATACTGAATTTTCTTATAAAAATGGAGAAAAAATAAAAATAATATGTACTTGTATCGATACAGGTGGTCATTTTACACAGGAAGTTTACCAATATGTAAAACCACGTGAAATAAAACGGATTTTTGGAATCAAAGGACAAGGTGGAGACGGAAAATCATTTATATCTAAACCTACTAAAACAAATAGAATGGGAATAAGTTTGTTTGTTTTGGGAGTTAATTCAGGGAAAGAAACTATTTTATCAAGATTAAAGATTGATTTACCTGGACCAAAATACATGCACTTTCCTGATAATGTCGAGCGTGGATATGATGAGGCATATTTTAAAGGAATTACTTCAGAAGTTAAAACAACCGTTTGGGAAAAAGGGAAGAAAAAAACTATGTGGAAAACGATAGGAACTAAACGTAACGAACCGCTTGACATTAGAAACTATGCCTATGCAGCATTGCTGATTGCTAATCCTAATTTAGAAAGAAAATATACGACAGAAACAATAAAACAAACTAAAGCTGTAAAAAAAAGAAAAATATTGTCGAAAGGAATTTAGAAAATGGGAAAATCAAATTATTCAAGAGAATATATTTTAGAAATGATTGTTGAATATGGTAAAGCTGAACGAGCAGCTTTGGCTGGAACTAGTTATAAAATTGGAACTAGGGAACTTACTCGAATGGGAATAGATGCAATAAGAAAAGGAAGAGCTTGCTGGGAAAATGAACTTCAAAAAATAAATGGCAAAGGCAACAGGAGAGTGAGAAGAGGTGTGCCTAGAAATCTTTAGCAGAAAAGGAGGTGTTTTATGAATTTTATTGATAAATTGGTAACGGCATTTAATCCGGAAAAAGGACTTAAAAGGTTTCAAGCAAGAAGAAAATTAGAAATTCTTAATACTGGATATTCAAATCACGGTGCTTCAACTACTAAAAAATCAATGCTAGGCTGGCAAAGTGCTGGCGGCGGAGTAAAAAAGGATATTTATAAGAACCGTAAAAAGTTGATTGAACGTTCGAGAGATTTATATATGGGAACTTCTGTGGCTACTGGGGCGTTGAAAACTATTAATACGAATGTCGTTGGGAGCGGATTAAAATTAAAGTCCGCTATTGATAACGAAACAATAGGTATTAGTGATGAAGAAGCCGAAGCAATAGAAAGTTTAATTGAAAAAGAATTTGAACTTTGGTCTAAAGACAAGATTGATAATCTAGGGACTATGAACTTTTATCAGATCCAGGAACTTGTATTTTTGACAGTGCTGATGAATGGAGAATGTTTTATAAAATTAAATTATTTTGAAACTCCAAAAAATCCATACAGTTTAAAATTAGAAATTTTAGAGCCTGACAGAATATATACTCCAAACAATATGATTTCAGATAAAAGTGTAGTCGAAGGTGTGAAAATAGATAAAAATGGAAGAATTGAAGGCTATTACGTTTCATCTGAACATCCATTAGACGCAACTGGGGGAGTAAGCGAGAAATTTATAAAAGTTTATGGAAGCGAAAATCAAAAAAATATAATACATCTTCTTTTCACAGAAAGACCTGAACAGGTAAGGGGGATACCAATATTATCTCCAGTTATCGAAAATCTAAAACAGCTTGGAAATTATACTGAAGCCGAACTAATGGCGGCAGTCATAAGTGGAATGTATGCAATTTTTATCGAAAGTGAGGCTGAAAATTCGAGCGGTGCTGATGTAGGCGAACTAGAAGCAGTTGAAAACGATTTATTAGTGGATTCGGAAGATGAAACTACTATAGAACTTGCACCAGGAATGGTTGTAGGGCTTAATCCAGGAGAAAAGGCAAAAGCTACTAATCCAGGAAGACCTAATGCACAGTTTGACCCTTTTGTTACAAGCATTTTAAGACAGATAGGAAGCGCTTTGGAAGTTCCGTATGAACTTTTGATAAAGCATTTTACAGCAAGTTATTCAGCAAGCCGTGCAGCACTTCTGGAAGCGTGGAAAATGTTTAGGAAAAGGCGTGAATGGTTTGTAGAGAATTTTACCCAGCCTGTTTATGAGGAGTGGCTTAATGAAGCATATTTGCTAGGTAGAGTTGAACTTAAAAATTATGGAACTGATTTTCTTATAGATAAAGCATGGTGCGGCTCTCAATGGAACGGACCATCTCAAGGGCAAATAGATCCGTTAAAAGAGGCTAATGCGGCTGTTATAAGAATCAATAACGGATTATCGACTAGGACAAGAGAAACAGCCGAACTTAATGGCGGAGATTTTGAGCAGAATGTAAGAATTTTGGCAAAGGAAAATAAATTATTAACAGAGAAAGGAGTGGTGTTGAATGCCGAAACAACTCAAATTTTGGAACGTGATGAAGAATGATGAGGAAAAATCAGCTGAACTGATACTTTATGGAAGTATTGGAAGTGATGAATATTGGGATGATATATCTGATAAGGCGTTTAAACAGGATATTGAAAATCTTGGGGATGTAGAAAATATAATTTTACACATAAACAGTCCAGGAGGGAGTGTATTCAGTGCAGTAGCAATAGCGAATACTTTGAAAAATCATAAAGCAAAAGTAACGGCAAATATAGATGGATTGGCTGCAAGCGCTGCAACGATTATAACAAGTGCCTGCGATGTGGTTAGAATGCCCAAAAATGCTTTATTTATGGTTCATAATCCAATCACTTTTGCATATGGGAACAATCAGGATATGAAAAAAACGCTTGAAATGCTTGATAAAGTAAAAAACAGCATTATTGAAACTTATTTGAATAAAGCAAAAACTGACAAGGAAACATTGTCACAGTTAATGGATGATGAAACTTGGATGGATGCAGAAACAGCTAAGGAATATGGTTTTATTGATGAAATTGTGGATGAAGAAGTGAGAAAAGAATTTGTAGAAAATAAATTAATTATAAATAACATGGTTTTTGATATTTCAAAATTTAAAAATTTTAGAAAAGCAAAAGATATAGTTATTGATAATAAAAGAAATACTAAGGAGGTAAAAATGACTTTAGAGGAATTAAAAAACCAATTTCCTGATTTGTATGATTATGTATTAAATGAGGGAAAAAAAATTGGAAAAGAGGAAGAAAGAGAAAGATTGAAAGCTATTGATGATATAGGAGTTAATAATTATTCTGAATTAATAGAAAATGCTAAATATGTTAATCCTATGTCAGCTAGTGAGTTGGCTATTAATATTTTGAAAAAGCAAAAAGAAGAAAAAGCTCAAAAGTTGCAAAAAATTAAAAATGAAAGCCAAGATAATTTTATACCACCAGCTATGAATGATGGAACAGTACCTGGCAGAAAAGAAGAAAAAGAATTTATGGGAATTAATATTATGAATATTTTTTCCTTAATGAATAAAAAAACAGAGGAGGGCAAATAATGGATTTTGTAACAAAAGGCAATGAATATGCCAGCGAACAGTTTTTAAGCGGTACAGGACACAAATATATGGAATTTGAAGTGCCACAAGGTAAAAGCGTAAAAAGAGGAGATGCTGTAAATTCAGACGGAGAACTTTCAGATGGAACAGACTTATTTGGAATAGTTATGGAGGATGCGGACGGAACAACTGTAAAAACTAAAACAACTGTAGCTATTTCAGGGGAATTTATATTTGAAGGGCTGAAAGTGAAAGCAGGAACACAGAAAGCAGGCTTTACAAAGGCAGCTAGAGATAAAGGGATTGTGATAAAAGGATTAGGAGGTAAGGAATAATGCCAGCAGTAATAGAATTTATTGGGTTATATGACCAGAATGTAATTAGACCAAAATCATTTATAAAGGACAGTTATTTTAAAAATAGGAAAACATCAGAAAACCAAAAAATGGAAATAGAATTTAGAAAAGGAAGACAGCTTGTAGCTCCTTATGTATCTGAATTTATTCCAGGAACAGAAATGGTAAAGAATACTTATGAAAGTAAATTTTTTCAAGCTCCGAAAGTAGCACCAAAAAGAACTTTTTCAGCTTTTGAGTTATTTTTTAATAAAACGGCAGGAGAAACTATATATGGTGGAAAAAGTCCTGAAGAAAGAAAAGCGGACTTGCTTGCTGAATCGTTTGCAGAATTTGAGGAACAAATTACAAGACGTGAAGAAATTATGTGTACTGAAGCATTGTTTAATGGAAAAGTGGTTGTGGAAGGCGAAGGAATAAAAGGAGAAATAAAATTCGGAACAGTTGAAGAAATTACTCCTGCTACTCTATGGACACAGCCTAATGCGGATATAATTGGAGATTTACAGGCAGCTATAACAAAAATTGGGAAAGTTACGGGATTAAGACCCGAAATGATATTAATGGATCCTGTGGCAGCAAAATTATTTGTAGATAACGACAAAATTCAGAAGTTGTTGGATGTAAAAAATTATAATGTAGGAGAAGTAAATCCAAGAGAAACAGCAGCAGGAGCCGTTTATATTGGAACAATAGCACCTTTTGGGTTGCCAATTTATTCTTATCAATCTCAATACTCTGTATTAAATGCTGATGGAAAAACTTATAGTGATAAGGATTTAATTCCTGAAGGGAAAGTCCTATTAGCACCAAGTAACAATAAAATTATGTACGGACCAGCGGCAGATGTGGAACAAGGAATAATTGTGGCAGAACGTTCAGTATTTACTGATAAAGATTCAAAATCTAACACTGTAGAAATCAGAACTGAATCAAGACCTTTGCCAGTTGTATACGATATTGAAGCTATAAAAATACTGAAGGTTAAATAGGAGGTTGTGATGAAGTATAAAGCATTAAAACCTTTGATTTATAGCGGAGTTAGTTATGAAACAGGGGCGGAAGTAGATATTTTAGAAAAATCAGTTGTAAAAAGCTGTCTTGAAAGAGAATTGATTGAAGAAATAAAGGATACTGCTGAAAAAGTAGTATCTAAAACTTCAGTTGATGAAGATAATCAAGATATAGAAAAAGATGATAAAGAAGATAAAAAGAATAAAAATAAATAGGTGATAATCTATGAATTTTAAAGAAATGGTTGCCAATGATATTGGAAATGTATTTTTGAATATTGATGAATTTGGTACAGTGCATACTTTTAATGGACGTGAAATTAAATGTGTGATTGATGAGGAAAAATTTCAGAATAAACAGAAAAATGGGCTTATTACACAGGAAGAGGGAACTTTTCAGGAAGGATTTACAGTCTTTGTTGGAGAAAAGGATTTAAGAATTAAGCCACATCCTGGGGAAATGATGACATTGGATGGAGAAACTTATGAAGTTATGCTAAGTAAATTTGATATGGGAATACACGAAATAGATTTGGTGAAATATGAGGAGGTCTAAATGCTTGATGTAAAATTAGATCCGCATCAACTGGAAAAAGTAGAAAGTGCATTGAGTCAATTTCCTGATAAATTTCCAAAAGCTGTGGCATTTGCAGTAAATCGTTCTCTTGCAATGACAAAAACGGAGCAAATGAGAAGAACTACTGCAATGTATACTGTTGCAAGAGGAAAATTGGCAGAATCAATAAACGTATTTAATGCTAGTCCAGGAAACTTGGTTGGAAAAATAAATTCAAAAGGGGGGATGATTGGGCTAGATCATTTCAAATTAAATCCAAAAACAAGAAGAAAAACAATGGTTTCAGCAGTAGTCAAAAAAGGAGAAGGTGGAGATTTACCAAACGCCTTTATAGCTTATTCTGATGGAAGATTGGGGGCATTTACAAGAGAAACAGGAAAATCTTTGCCAATAAAACGTAGAATGGGACCATCTGCTCCTCAAATGCTTGGAGAACTAAGTATCCTTGATTATTTACAGGGATTTATGGAAGAGAAATTTAATATAAGAATAGATCACGAACTTGGAAGGATATTGGAATAATGATTCATACAGAAAAAAAGATTTATGAGTTTCTTAAAAAAATAATGGAAGAAAAAGGATTTAATGTTTATAGAGGTTTCTTACCTTCAAATAGCTTTGAAGATAGAGAAAACGGAAAAAAGACAAACGATTATTTTCCATTTGTAATTTTAAGGGCATTGGAGTTTAGACAGGATAGAGCTGGAGTTGGATATTATAACGCTTTTTCTGATTTTGAAATTTGGGTTGGGACGAAAGAGGAAAAAGAAGAGGATTATCTAAAAAATTTAGAAATGGCTAGATACATAGCTGGAAAACTTCTTGAAGAAACAACAAGGGTTAAAAATAATATTGGGAATGCAGAGTTTGTATTGGAACAGAATAAAGAAATCAAGGTTGCTTTTTATAGTGATCAAGCTAATCCATATTTTTATTCTAGGCTAAAATTTACAGCTTATGCAGAGCCTATCGTGTCAGAATATACAAATTTATAGGAGGAAAAAATGGAAATAGAAACAAGATATGTTTATATAGGCAAGAATATTGATTTGCCTGATGCGAGACTTAACAAGAGCGGGATATATTTTGGAGAAAAAATTGAAGAAATAAGAAAAAAATATCCTTTGCTTGAAAAATTGCTTATTAAAGCAGATGATTTACCTTTTGCAGAAAAGAATGAAATTTTGCTTGAGCAACTAACAGATGAACTTTTAGAAAGCGTGAAAGGAGAAAACGATGGCGTATAAACACGGAACGTATCAGACGGAAGCGACAAGCGATATAAATTTGCCTGTTACGCTCGATTATGGGCATTTTATCGTGGGGATGGCACCAATTCATAAGGTTAAAAAAGAAAAAAGGAAAACTAATGAAGTTGTGAGAATTGGAACGCTAAGAGAAGCTATTGAATACTTTGGAGATACCTATGATTTAGACTTCAGTATCTCTCAGGCAGTAAAAGTATTTTTTGAGCTTTATGCAGTAGCACCTTTATTTGTTGTAAATATTTTGGATTTGGATAAACATAAGTCTGATAACAAAAAAACAGCACAAGGACTGGAAATAAAAAATGGGAAAGTTCTTGTTAAAAATCACAAAATAATAACAGATACCCTTGTTGTAAAAGATAATTCAACGAGTTCAGAAATATCGGATGCAAGATATTTATGGACAGATGAAGGGCTGGAAATTTATGCAACAGCACCAAATAATAATAAAATTGACATCGAATATTACGAAGTGGATTTAACAAAAGTTAAAAAAGAAGAAGCAATTGGTGGATATAACATTAACACAATGCAGAGAACTGGGCTTGATTTAGTCGATGAAGTATATTTGAAATTTTCAGAACTTCCAGCATTTATTGATGTTCCAGATTTTTCAAATGACAGTGCAGTAGCAGCTGTAATGGCGACAAAAGCTAAAAATATAAATTCAGGAATGTTTGAGGCAATAGCTTTGATAAATGCGCCTTCGGACAAAAGATATGATGAAATTGTATCTTGGAAAGACAGTAAAAATATATTGTCAGAAGATCAGATAATTTTATACGGTTACCCAAAACTATCAGGAAATATTTATTTCCATTCTATTCACTATGGAGCATTATCATTAAAAGTGGATTCAGAAAATGACAACATTCCATCACAAGCACCTTCAAATCATGCTTATAAAATAGATGCCTTAGCATATAAAAATTCAAGTGGAAATTTTGAAGAAATAATGCTAGATAAGGAACAACAAGCAAACTTTTTAAATAAAAATGGAGCTGTAACGGCAATAAACTTTAAAGGTTGGCGTTGCTGGGGAACAGAAACAGCCAAGAACCCTCTAGCAACAGATCCCAAAGACAAGTTTGGCTATACTCGTAGAATGTTCAAGTATATAGGGAACGAATTAGTAATTAGTTATTTCAATAGCATAGATAAGAGATTCACGCTTAAATTGGCTGAAACTATTACAAAGTCTATGAATATAAGATTGAATGGACTTGTTGCGGCTAATCATTTCCTTGCTGCAGAGGCTGTATTATCAGAAGAAGATAATAATTTAACAAATGTAATAAATGGAGATGTTACTTGGATTATAAAACTTGGAATTGCTCCAGGATTAAAATCCATGACATTTAAGAAAAAATACGATGTGGATGCTTTACAGGCATTTGCAAATAATTTAGGAAGTTAGGAGGTTAGAAAATGGGAAAAGCAAATATGCCGATAGCGTTAAATGATCTTGAAATATTTATTAATGGCGAAAATAAATTAGCAGGAATAGGTTCAGTGCAGCTGCCTAATTTAGAAACCACAACCGTAACTATCAATCAAATAGGAATGGTTTCTGAATATGAAGCACCCTTAACAGGGCATTATAAAAAATTGGAATCAAAAATAAAAATGGAATGTATAGATGAAACGCTTTTAAATTTTAATAATGAGGGAGAATTATTTATTGAATGTAAGGGTGTTATCCAAAAAATGAATAAAATAACACACGCAGCAACTTATGTAGGTCTAGATATAACTTTTAAAGGAATGCTTAAAAAATTTGATGGACCAGATTTAAAACCAGGAAACAAACTTGAAGCATCGCTTGATTTATCATTAAGTTATTATAAAGTAGTGATAGATGGTAAAGAAATAGCATTTCTTGATGTATTTAACAGAATCAGTAATATAAACGGAGAAACAAACGGAAAAATCAGAAGAATGTTAGGATTATCATAAAAATTTAGGAGGATATAAAATGGCAGAAGTAATTAAATTAAGAAGAGAATATAAATTTGGAGCAAAAAATATTAAGGAGATTGTATTAGATTTAGAAGAGTTGTCAGGGCAAGATTTAGTTTTTGCCGAGAAAGAATATAAGGCAAGAAATAAAGGGGCAACAGTAAAGGAGCTTGAAGATAGCTGGGCTTTAACAGTTGCATCGAAAGCCAGCGGAATCAAATATGGCGACTTGCTTGGGCTTAAAGGGACTGATTATATAAAAGTTTTAAATAAAACTAAGGGTTTTTTGAACGCAGGCTTGGGTTCAGCAGACGATACAGAGAATTTCGTGATAGAGGAAACGGAAGCACAAGAGGAAGAAATGAAGAAAGAAGACCAGAAATAATACAGTTACTTGATACAGTAACTGATATTCTTGAAGCATTGAATTTTTCAAATGAATATAAAAGCAGTTTAAATATGAGCTATGAGACACTAATGTCTTGTAGCTTGTATGAGCTGGAATATTGGCAGACAAGAGCGGAGGAACTGATACAGGAAGCAGAAATGAGGTATGAGGAAAGCAAGGAATAAAAAATGGAGGCTATTTGCCTCCAAAAATATAAACTGCTGATATTATAACAGTAATTATCATTGCTATTATGATAAAAATACCAAATATTCCTAGAGAAAGACACAAAAGTATCATAAAAAATAGGAATATTCCCCAAAGTAAGATTGGAAAAATATTTAAAAATAATGCAGGAAGAGTTCCCAAAAATGCAAAAATTATATAAAGAATATTATCTTTTTTATTATTTTTCATAAAATCACCTAATTAAAATTTATTTTCATTAGGATTATACATTGAAAACTGTAAAAAAGCAACAGGAAAGGAGGAATTTATGGCTAAAAACATGGAACTGAATATTGTTATGAGTGCGGCTGTAGCAGGAGCATTAACTGGAATGGCACAGGTTGCAAATGCTATGAAAAATACAGCAAAAAGTGCGGAAGAATTAAGCAAAAAGGCTAAGGAATTGGAAAAGGTACAAAAATCTTTGGAAAAAGTCGAAAAATTAAAAAGTGCCTATGTAAATGTAAGTAAGGAGTATCTTAATGCTGCAAGAAAACTTCACGAACTTAAAGAAGCGTACAACAAGACAGGGCAAAGTAATACTGAACTTGCTAAAAAAATAAAAGAGCAGGAAAAAGTTGTAAACAGTTTAAACAAACAAAAAGAACGCCAAAAACATGTGTTTGAAGCCGCAAGAAGTGCAATTGAAGGCGAAAATCAAAGTTTGGGAAGCTATAAATCCCAATTAACCAAAGTAAATTCTGAACTTGAAAAGATGAATAAACTGAAAGAAGCCCAAAAAAGATATGAAGCTCGACAGGAAAATATTGGGAAAGTCAAAGAATTTGGTGACAGAACTTTTAATAGAGGAATAGCAACAGCTGGAGCATTGGCAGTACCTATGAAAGTTTATATGGATGTTGAGGAAAGTCAGGCAGATTTACGAAAAATGTTAGGCGATGAAGCAAAAAAATATTATGCAGACATTAGAAAAATTTCGGAAAATTCGCCATTATCTCAACCAGAACTATATGAAATTGCTGGCTCTTTAGCACAGTCAGGGATAGTAGGAGATCAAATCGTCGAATACACAAATAAAGCTCAACAACTAAAGGTTGCATTTGATATGTCTACACAGGCTTCTGGAGAATTTTTGGCTAAAACAAAAGAGCAGTTAGGGCTTACAAAGGAGCAAGTTTTTGCATTTGCTGACACGATAAACTATATGGCTGATAATACGGCTTCAAGTGCGGCTCAATTAGTTGATTTCTCAAATAGAGTTGGTGGTGTTGCCAAAACTATGGGAATAGCAAAAGAAGCTAACATCGCTTTTGGAGCAACACTAATATCAATGGGAAAACAGCCTGAAGTAGCGGCAACAGGAATAAAGCAACTGTATTTAGAACTTGGAAAAGGGGCAGATACTAAAAGAAAGGCAAGTGCTTTTGAGTTTTTAGGACTTAACGGAGACCAAATTGCACAAGATATGGCAAAAGATGCTGAAGGAACAATTCTAAAAGTTTTAGAAAAAATAAAAGGGTTAAATACTGCTGATAAAGCAGGAGTCTTGAACGATTTATTCGGAGAGCAGGCAATAGACAGTATTGCAACATTATCAAATCAAACTGATAAATTAAGAGAAAATTTGGTAAAAGCGAAATCAGAAATGGCTAATGGTGCGGTTGAAAAAGAATATAAAAATAGAATGGATACTTTAGCAAACAGCTTGAAATTAGCTAAAAATCAAATGATGAATGCTTTAGCTGATTTGGGAATGGCTCTAGCACCTACTATAAAAAGTGCATTGGAAGCCTTAACACCAATGATAAAAAAAGTTGCTGAATGGATAAGACAAAATCCGAAGCTGGCATCAGGAATTATGAAGGCAGTAGCTGGCTTTGCTGTGCTATCAATTGGAATTGGTGGAGCTACAAAAGTATTTTCTCCTTTATTTAGTACAATATCTAAAGGAATTCTGATATTTGATAAATTTAAGGTGGCTGGAAGTTTTGCTGAAGGATTTAAAACGGCGTTTCCTGTACTGAATAAAGTTGGAAGTGTTTTAAAGCCACTTGGAAAAGCCGGATTTAATGGATTGATAAACGGAATTAAAGCGGGTGGAAGTGCTTTTAAAACAATGTTAAATCCGATAAATATGGTAAAGCTTGCTTTTAATGGACTAAAATTAGGCGGAAGTTCAGCTATTAAGATATTTAAGTTAATGTTAAATCCTTTTAAAATGTTGCGAGGTGCAATAGGAATAATAAAAAGTGTAGGCATAGCGATGAAAATGGCATTTTTAGCAAATCCTGTTGGAGTTATAATAGGAGCAATTGTTGGATTAATAGCAATATTTGTAATACTTTATAATAAATCTACGTGGTTTAGAAATGGAGTAAATAATGCAATGAAACAGATAATGCCACACGTCAAAGAATTGGGCAGAACGATAAAACAAGGAATAGGGCAAGCAATAACTTGGGTTTCAAATAAGATGAAACAGGCTGGACCTCACATGAGGAATGTATGGAACAGTTTAAAACCTGTGTTATCTGTGATAGGAACAATAATAAAAGTTGTAATTATTATAGCTATAAGATTGACGATTTCAGCAGTAAGAGCTTTAGGATCTACATTTAAGTTTTTATCAACTGTAGCTGGCGGTGTTTTCAAAATGATTAGCAGTGCCATAAAAACTGCTATAGCCATTTGGAAAGGGGTATTCAGTTTGTTTATAGCATTTTTTACAGGAAAATGGAATGAAATACCAGGAATTATATCAGGAGTTTGGGCAAGCGTCAAATCAGGAATTAGTGGATTTGTTGAGGGTGCTAAAAGTATTTTAAATGGATTATTTAATTGGTTTGGGGAACAGTGGAATAATATTAAAAAAACAGCAGGGGAACTAGGAAGTGCATTAAATCCTATGAATTGGGGTAAAAAATGGACTGGAACTAACTATTTTGAAGGTGGACTAACAACAGTAGCAGAACGTGGAGCAGAATTAATTCAGATACCGGGTAAACCAGCATTCCTAGCTGAAAGTGAAATGCTTTTAAATCTTCCAAAAGGTACGAGAATACTTAATAATTCTCAAACTAGAAGCACCTTGAGGGATAAAGTGGCTAATCTAAAAGACAGAGTAAGCAATTTAAAAGGTGGCAATTCTTATGGCGGAAACAATTATTCAATCGTTATAAATGTAAACGGCGGAAATCCATCAGAAGTCGAAAGAATTGTAAGAAAAGTGATAGCAGGGGATATAAATAAAAGGGAAAGGACGGCATTCGGATAATGGCAAAAGTAAAAGTATACAGAACAGTTTCAGGGGACACTTGGGACTTGATAGCTTTTAAAGTTTATGGAAGCGAAGGATATTTCCATGATCTTATAAGAAGCAATTTAAGATTAATTGACATTGCCATTTTCGATGCCGATATTCCTGTTATTGTTCCTGAAATCGCTGATGAAGAAAATGATAACGATGAGCGTTTGCCACCTTGGAAAAGAGGTGAATAGAAGTGGCTTTTGCTAGGAACATAAGAGTAATTGTTATTTTTAACAAAGTTGATATTTCTGATGAGATAGCCCATTCTATTTCATCTCTGAATTATACTGACAATTCTAAAAATGCAATAGATGACTTGGAGCTGGAACTTGAAAATTTAGATTATCGCTGGCTTAAAGAATGGTATCCTGACGAAAATGCTCAGCTTCTTGTAGGAATCCACGAAGAAAAGGAAAATGAAACTAATTTTTTGGATTTAGGAACTTTTTATGTAGATGAGCCAACTTTTGAAAATAACAGGCTTAATCTGAAATGCTTGGCTTTACCGTTAGACCAAAATATTAGAGATCAAAAGAATAGTGTTGCTTGGGAAAGGATAACTCTAAAAGAGCTTGTTACACAGATTGCTAGTAAGCATGAAATGAATGCGGAAATATATGCAGATAACGAATTTTTTGGAAGACTTGACCAAAATCAAGAAACAGATTTGGCTTTTATTAACAGAATTGTCAAGGAAACAGGACTGAATATGAAGGTATCTGACGACAAGATAATCATTTTTGATGACGAAGAAATGGAAAAGAATGATACTGTTGAGATTTTTAACATTAATGATGAAAGAATAAGAAGTTTCAGCTTGAAAAAGAAAAATAAGGAAATTTATGATAATGTTGAAGTTTCCTATTATGATCCTGATAAGAAGAAAGTTATTAAGGAAATTATTACAAAAAAAGAGCTTGAAAAACGTAATCAAGTTACAACTGAAAGCTCAGAAGAAAAATCATCAGAAAATAAAAAAACAAAGAACAGTAGCAAATCTTCTAAAGATAAGAAGTCCAGTAAAAAGGTTAAATCCAAGAAAAAATAAGAGGTAAAAAATGAGTTATGCGTCTTTTAAAAAGGAAAAAAGTAAAAAAATAGGAAGTGGAAAGTCCAAAAAGACAAAAGGAAAAACAGTCAAGGAATCGAAAGAGAAGTTAAAAAATAAAGCCGAAGGTAAAAAGGGCAGAAGTAAAAAAGAAAAAACTTTAAAAATTAAGACAAAAGGGAAAAGTACAGCCAAGAAAGTAGCTAAAAAGACATTAAAAGAAAATATGAAACAGGAATATCAGATAATTTTAAATGTTGATGGAAATACTAAATATTTGGCAGGAGCAATAATAGAACTAGATGAGAGTTGGGGAAAATTTGAAGGTAAATATGTTATAGATAAAGTAACACACAATGTAACTGGCGACTACGCTTGTGAAATCAATGCTATGAAACTTGGAGCAAGAGAAAACGCCGAGCAGAATGCAATTAATCAAACTAAAGAGGAGCAACGGCAAAAAGAAGCAGAAAAACAGGCTAAATCTAAAGGCAGAAAAGGTAGAAGTAGCAAAGGTTCTGGCAAGAAAAAAGGAAAAAAAGCCAGAAATAAGAAGAAATAGATTATTTTTAGGACAATTACAATTAAATATAATAACTGTGATAAAAAAATTGTTGACTTTATACGTATTTTGATGTATAATATCTTTGAGGTGGTTAGGATGCCAATGAATTCAAGAGAAATGATTAGATTTTTGAAGAGAAACGGATTCACCGAAATAAAAGGTGGAAAAGGCTCTCATAGAAGATTTAAGAATTTCGATACCGGTAAGGTAACCGAAGTGCCTTGTCATAGTGGGGAACTTAATAAGAATCTCGAAAGAGCGATATTAAGACAAGCAGGATTGAAATAAATCCTGTTCCTCATTTCAAAAATAGGAGGTTAATTATGTATGTAGTGTACCCAAGTATTTTTTCTAAAGAAAAAGAAGGCTATAGCGTTCATTTTCCTGATTTAGGCGGTGCGACATGTGGTAGCGATTTAGAAGATGCCTACTATATGGCAACAGACTATATAGGTACGGTATTAATGGAAGATTTTTTAGAAAAAAAGGAACTTCCAAAAGCAACAGAAATTGAAAAAATAGATATAAGAGCCTATTTTGAAACATTATACGATAAAGATACAGAAAAGAATGAAATAGAAGAAGCTGTAAAAAATTCATACACAACTTTAGTTGGATTAGATTTACTGAAATACGTTAAAGAAACACAAAAAACAACGGTTAGAAAAAATGTAACTATACCAAGCTGGCTTAATGAAACAGCAAAAAGATATAATATAAATTTTTCAAAAGTGTTGCAAGAAGCCTTGGAGAAAGAATTGGAAATAGAGTAGTTTTTTAAAAATATTTATAATCACAGTTATTAATTTAGCTGTGATTTTTTTATGTAAAAATACAGGACAATGGCAATTGAATAATGACTGTGAAACTAAAATATTTGTTTTTTAAGTTTGGGATAATGGTATACTTAAAATTATTCTTTAATTCTTCTTAGAAATAAGGTATAATATAGTAAATTATTTTTAAGGAGGAATTAAAAAATGGGAAAGAAAAAATGGTATAAAACTTGGTGGGGAGGATTGCTCACGACCTTTTTTTGGTTTATAGCTGTCCCAATAATTATTTTTCAGAGTGGATTGTCAAAAAGAAATAAAATTTTATCTTTTATGGGATTTATTGTGTTTTTTTGGGTTGTACTTGTTTCAATTTCTTCAAATAATCAAGCTTTAGAAAAAAATGAAACCGATGTTACTAAAGCTGAAGTTAAAAAACAAACCGAACCGTCCAAGAAAAAAGAAGAAAATAAAGTTACTAATGAAGACGTTAAACAAAATAATGAAGTAAGGGTAACAAAAAATAAAGAAAATGGAGATTTTGTATTACAAATCATAGTACCCGAGAACGCTACCGAAGAAGAAATTTCAAAAATTTTAATGGATACAGCAGTAGCAAACAAAAAAAGATTTCAAGGAGATAATACGATGGTTGTTGCTTATAGCGATGAACATTATATGTATAAAAGTTTGTTAGGAACACATGGACAAATGAGATTAATAAATGGAGGTACTGATTTTATAAAAATATCGCCAAAAGAAAATATAAATGCACAAGATAAGAAAGATTTCAAAGAATATTTTGATATATATCAAGGATTTAAAGATTTTGGAGATGATGACGAAACCGCAAGAAAAGAGACACAAACAATGTTATGTGGAAGAAATAAAGAAAGATGTAAAGAAATAGTTAAAAAATCTGAAAAATATTTCTTTGATATAAACAAGAAATAAAAAATTTTTAAAAAAGTTCTTGACTTTTCCGTACGAAAATGTTATTATTAATTATCGTACGGAAGAGGTGAGAATATGAAAGAGAAAATTATGAAAAAAGTAAATTTTAATAAAGGAGGTGCGGGAGGATACACCCCAAGAATAACATTAAATAGTAAATGGGTTGAAGATATGAGTATAACTAGAGAAGATAACGAAATAGAGGTAAGTTATAATAAAGAAACAAAAGAAATAGTTATAAAAAAAGCAAAATAAAAAATCCCCTCTCTCGTAACGAAACGAAAAAGAGGACATATAGTATAATGTACTTCGCAATACTATTATACTATATATTCTCTTAAAAAACAAATATTTTAGGAGGAAAATTTTATGACACTTAGACAAGAACTAGGATTTGAAATTACAGAAAGTTTATTGGATGAACACAATCACAAGTTAAAATCAGCAAAAAAGGTGGTATTTGGTTTATTAGAGGAAATGTACGAAATGCTGTCTAAAGAAAATTTGGATAAATTAATGGATTTGGAAGATGCTTTGGGTGAATATTATCAAACAATCAAAAGAGAATACTACAAAGCAGGGGCAAATATAGAAACGTTTGTTCAAAGAAATGAAGAAAAGGAAGTTGCTGAAAGAGTGGCAAGAATTGAAAGAAAAAATATAGTATAATGGAGGATAAAAGAATGAATGAATTACAAGTAATTGATGAAAGAGAAATCTTGGGAAAAAGATTTAGAGTGTACGGAGATTTTGAAAATTTGTTGTTTTTAGCAAAAGATGTGGCAGAATGGATTGATTACAATAAAAAATCAAACGGAAGTTATGATGTAAACAGTATGTTAAGAATGGTAGATGACGACGAAAAGCTGATACGGAAAATTTTCGTATCAGGTCAAAACCGTAATATGTGGTTCTTAACGGAAGATGGATTTTATGAAGTCTGCATGCAAAGCACAAAACCTAATGCAAAAATCTTTAAAAAAGAAGTGAAAAAGATTTTGAAGACAATCAGAAAAACAGGGAAATATGAAGAGAAGAAAAAACCTCTTACACAGGCTGAATTAATTTTACAGCAGGCACAATGGATGGTTGAAGCCGAGAGCAGAATCAATAATATTGAGAACAATGTAATTGGACTTGCAAACACTATTGAGGATAACGACAAGAGCATAAAAAGGTTGGAAAACAATCAAAGAAGAACAGTAACAAGCAACCATTTGACAGTAATAGCCTATGCCAATATAAAAGGGATAAAGCCAAAATCATACCACGCACCTTCTATAGGAAAGAAAGCGACTAAGATATGCAGGGAAAAGGACTTATTAATAGGAACAACGGTTGACAGCCGATACGGGCTAATAAATACTTATCCTGTAGAAGTTCTGGATGAAATATTTTTTGAATAGTAATAGAAAATTTACTAGACCAAATTGAAAATTAAATAGAAACATTAAATCACAGTCATTAATTTGATTGTGATTTTTTTGTTACAAAAAGTGATAAGGCAGGTGGTTGAATTGATTGAAACATTAAAGGCAGGAGAAGTAAGTGCGATAGATTCAAAAACTGGAAAAGTAAGAGTGCTGTTAAAAGGTGACGACGATAAAACGACGGACTGGCTTAATGTGTTAGTTCCTTATTCCGAAAGCCACAGTGATAATTATACGCTTGGACTGAAGCAGACTGTTTATTGCTTATTTTTCTCGGAAATGCCTGAACAGGGAGTTGTGCTTGGTTGTCCTATGCGAGGTGCTTCTAGCAGCGAAAGTGAAGTAAAAAAGACTTTTTCTGATGGTGGAAGTTGGGTTTATGACGGCAATACATTGACTTTGAATATTAAAAAAATTGTGATTAACGGAGATTTAGAAGTCAGCGGAACTACAAAAACTGGTGGAAGCATTAATCTTAATATACATAAGCACGATGGAGTAACTGCTGGCGGAGATATGACAGGAGGTCCACAATGATAGGGAGTCTCGGAGATGTAATATTTGAAGTATCTGATAAGAAAGTATTTTCAATCAATAATCAGATAAATAGATCATATAAATCTAAAATATCTGAACACAACCCAATATATGGTCCTGGCATGTTAAGGCATCAAGGCAGGGAGTTAACGGAAATAACTTTTGGAATTACATTGATTTCTTCATTATTACAAGAAACAACACCATCGGAACAGCTTGATAAAATAAAGACTATGTGGGAGTTCGGAGAGTATGGTTATTTAACATTAGGAGGGCAGACGTTTGGAGCTTTTCCGTTTCTGATAATAGATATGAGTGAAAAGAATTCTTATTTCAACAGAGAAACTTCTGAGTTTGATTATATAAATTTAGACCTGACGTTAAAGGAATATATAGATGATCCTAAAAAATATAATCAGATAATAGAACAGTTAAAAGCTCAAAAGAAAGAGCAGGAAGAACTTGTTGAAGCAGAAGCTGCGAATGTTGAAGCCGAGCAGAAAACAAAATTACAGGAATTTTCCGAAAAAGTAAAAAATAAAGTAGACAGCACGCTTGAAAAAGTAGATAAAGCTATTCAGATTGCAGAAAATAAAAAAAACGAAATACTAAGCCAGCTTGAAAAAATCAAAAAAGATGCCAAAATTGATGAACTGATGAATTTAGTAAGGGCTGGAATGATTACAGCAGATAAAGTCAATGAAATGATTGATTATGCTAAAAATTTTTCTGAAACCGACAGACAGATCTTGTTAAATTTTTTAAGAAATCAGATTGGAGGTAAATAATGATATATGTTTCATCTAACGAAGAAATAAATTACGCTCCAAAAAATTATGTCGAGGAAGTTGTAACAAATGTTGGAATGCTTTTAAGAGTTTGTAAGGAAGAACAGCCACTTAACCGTGATTTCAGTTTTGACAGTGATTTGATAGATAAAAATATAAACGTTGTGGAAAATAAAATAATGTCTCAGTTGCTTGAGATGTTTAGAAAATATGAGCCGAGGGCAATTTTAAAAACCACAGAAATAAAAATGACAGATAAACACAATAATGATTTTGATATTGAACTGGGAATTGAGGTGATAAATATTGGATAATCTTGAGGAATATGAAGCGATAGACAGCGATGCATGGGAAATAAAAAGAGATATGATTAATAAATTCCAGGAACTTAGTGGAAGGAGTTTGACAGAAGCAAGCCCTGAGACATTAATTTTCAGCACAGTAGCGTATCAGCTAGCTTTACTGGAAGAAAAATACAACGATGATATTAAGCAGAATTATTTAAGGTTTGCAAGGGATGAAAGACTGGATTTGAAAGGAGAATTTTACGGAAACAGAGGTAAAAGGCTTATCGAACAGCCAGCAGTAGCTACATTTAGATTCTATATTTCAAACATCCAAACAACGGATACTGTAATCCCAAAAGGCTCAAGAATTAGATACAACGAGCTTTATTTTGAAACAGATGAGGAATATAAGATAACAAAAGGAAATCTGTCGGTTGACGGAAAAGCTACATGTAATACGCTTGGAATTATCGGAAACGGTATCCCAGTTGGGCAAATTAAGGATATGGTTGACATATTTCCTAATTATGCAAAGGTTGAAAACATTACAGAAAGTAATTCAGGGACAAATGAAGAAACAGATGAAAGCTACAGAGAGAGAATAAGGGAAATCCCTGAAAGCTTTACCACAGCTGGAAGTTCAGGAGCATACGCTTTTTGGACTAAGACAGCAAGCACAAATATTATAGATGTTAAGGTTCATTCACCCTCAGCAACTAATGTGGATGTCTATATTTGGACTGACACAGATACAGTAAGTCAGGAGCTTAAGGAAAAAGTAAAGGCGGTGCTTAACGAAGAAAATGTACGTCCTCTGACTGACAACGTAGATATTAAAGAGCCGAATAAAATTAATTATTCAATAGATTTTGACTATTATATTGACAAAGATAATGAAACTCTTGTAAATGTCATTAAATCCAACGTAGACAAAACAGTCCAGGAATATGTCGGATGGCAGAAAGAGAAGATAGGCAAGGACATAAATCCAGATGAGCTGATTAAAAGATTAAAAATAGCTGGAGTAAAAAGAGTGGTACTAAGAAGCCCTGTATTCCAAAAATTGAATTTTAACCAGGTTGGAATAAATAACAGCATAACAAGTAACTATCAAGGAGTTGAAGAGCTATGATAACTGTGCAAGATTTAAAATTAACTGACATTGCTGCAAAATCGACTCTCACAGATGAAACAACCAAATGGATATACGAATCAATAGATTATGCGATAAAACAACAGAAAAACAGAATAATGAATAAGTTTTTTCTTGATATTGACAAGTTGGACGAAGCAGAAATTGATTATTTGTTGTGGGAATATCATGTTGACTATGTTGGAGAAAATACCGCTATTGAGAATAAAAGGAAACTTGTAAAGATGGCAGTCGTAGCACATTTTAATAAAGGAACTTTAGGAAGCGTAAGAGCAATATGCAAAATCCTCTTCAGAAATGCCAAAATAAAGGAATGGTTTGAATATGGAGGCAGACCAGGATATTTCAAAATATCTACTTTAGGTGATTTAAAGGATGAAAAGGATTATCTGAAAGTTCTTGATGTTGTAAACGAATACAAGAACGAACGTAGCTGGCTGGAAGCGTTGACGTTTGAAAGAAGCTCAAATTTGGGTAAATATATAGGAATTTTTTATGAAAAACAAATAATTAACATTCTGAACGAGAGGGATTTTGAGCTTCCTTGGATGGAGCAAAAATTAAATCAAGGAATTGTAAATGTAGTAGTAAAAGAAAATAATTTAGGAATAAGATAGGAGGATGAAATGGCTAATTATATTGGATGGGAAATAACAAACAAGGGGAGAGAGCTTATAGCAAGAGCCGTAAATAACGAAACCAAAATAAATGTTACAAAATTCAAGATTGGAGCAGGATACAATACAGGAAATGATAGAGAACTAACAGATTTGATTGACAAGAGAAACGAATTTCCGATAAATTCTTACGAGAGAAAAGATAACGGGAACGTGGAATTTACATTTGTCGTTTCCAACAAAACTGGAAGTGGAACAAGTGCGATAGCAAACTCTTATAAAATTTCTGAAATGGGAATATATGCCCAAGATGATTCAGGAACAGAAATCTTATATGCATACAATAAAGGGACGGATGGTGACTATATCCCGGTTTACAATGGGAAAAATGCAATTGATATTATTGAAAAATGTATCATTGTAATAGATCAGGCTGCAACTATAAATGTAACGATAGACAATTCGCTAACATATTTAACAAGAGAGTCAGCAGACAGAAAATATTTGGAAATACAGGCACTATCAAAAATAATAGGAATGGAATTCGGCGGAAATATTCAGGACGCAGGAAATAAAGTAAAAGGGAAATTTTACTATGATAACGTTACCAAGTTTTATTATGAATGCATTGTGAACAACAGTCTGACATATAACGATAGCTCAAAATTTAGAGCTATTTCTAACAAGCCAATTTCAGACAAAGTGGAAAATTTGTTCAGTTCTGAAAATACTTACTTCCGAATAGGAAGTATGATAATCCAATGCGGAAGGAATGAAGTCCCTAATGGATCTGGAGAAGAGGGGACAAGATTCAGATTTCCAAAATCTTTCAAAAACTCCTGCCTTGCAATTACAGCTAATGATGTAGGAGGGGGAGCAAGGTCAGTTGCTGTAAGCCCTGTCTCGAACTCGGAGTTCAAGGCTTGGGCGAGGTTCGGAAAAGATTTTTCAGGAAGCATCTTCTACTGGATTGCAATAGGATTCTGATAAAATCGCTGGAACAAAAATAATAAATGACAAGGAGGAAAATATAAATGAATGTTGTAATCTATAACAAAAAAAGTCTCGAAATAATAGCGAGACCGATTATCACTAACTTGGAAGAGTTTAAAAACAGTCCTAATCTGTTTTATCCGGACTGGGATTCGGAAAAGCACATCTGGAGTGAACTGGAATATCAAAATCCAGTTTTGGACAACGGAAATCTAAGAGAGGCGACAAAAGAGGAGCTGTATAGGGCAGGAAAATACGCTTTAGCCGAAAATGAACTTCTAGAAAATGGAAAAATCAAGACAGCTGAATTATCTGAATATGAGTATATTGAAAATAATGAAATCAAATACAGAAAAGAAGGAAAGATTGAGAAATTAAGGCAGGAGCTTTACGAACTGAGAATAGAGAGGGAGAAAAAGCCTTTTGAATTTGAAGTGAAAGGGACTAAATATCTTCAGCATAACAGGACTATTGACCAAAGCAATATCACTAAAATACTATTTTCTTTGGTCTTAAGATTTATTCTTGGGTTAATGGGAAAAATTTCCAAAGGTCAGAAACTGGACTTTGCACAAGTTATGACTGACTTAATGTCAATAGAGTACAGCAACTGGAAATTCTATACCGAGGACGGCTCTGAAAAGTATGTGAATGTAAGCGTTCAGAAATTCATTGAAATGTCTGAAATAATGAGAAAACACACAACAGCCTCAATGGTTGCTGAGACAACTCTGTCACACAGCTTGGAAAATAAAACTGCTGAGGAACTAAAAAAATTTAATGCTGAAGCAGAATACAATAAATTGTTTGAAAGCGAAATGAAACAAGGTTAGGAGGTAATATGACAACAAAAAAGACATTAACAGGAAATGGGATTAATACTAGAAATGCTTTTAAGCAAAAAACTATTGAAGAAGTTTTGGAAGAAATTAGAAAAGCGGCTTCTAAACCAAAACCAAAGCCATTATTTGTTGGATATGCACAAATTGGAGGAGAAACACTTAAAAAAGTTATTTACGAATAAAGGAGGTATTTTATGCAGTTAGAAAAAGACAAGCTATATATCAGTTTCCATAAGCCTAAAAGCGTCATAGGATTTCTGATAACTTTAAGAACACTAGGAAAATACAGTCATTGCGAATTCATCTATAATGGCTATGTATATTTATCAAATCCTGGTGGAGTGCGTATAAAGCCTTTTGTGTATAAAGATAATATGGATATTTTTGAGCTGGATAGCCATATTGAAATCCCTGTAGTGTTAAAAGAGTTCATGAAACTGAAAGGCAAGGGCTACGATTATGGCGCAATATTCTTTAGCCAATTGCTGGAACTGGGAATTGAGCATAAGGACAGATATTTCTGTTCGGAGCTGTGCTTACATCTGATTAACAAGGGATTAGATGAGAGCCTAACATACAATTTAAAGACATTAAAGGCTAATCAATTTAGCCCTGCAAAGCTATATAAATATTTAAAGGATATGGAACTGTTAGGAAGAAAGGTGGAATGAAAATGGAAATAAGGAATTTAATCGGAACTGAAATCATGGAGCAGGGGAAAGTGTTGAAAGTAACAGATGCCATGATTGAAGGGGATAATATTGTTCTAATAACTGAAACAGTGGAAAAAGATATAAAGAAAAATGAGAAAAAGGAAGTGATTTAGTATGGACAGATTTGAAAGAATATTTGACTATTTGCTAAGAGTTGAAGGAGGTTATTCTGATGATAAAAATGATAAGGGTGGCGAAACAACATGGGGCATTACAAAAGAAGAAGCAAGAAAAAATGGCTATCGTGGTTCTATGAAAGATTTAACGAAAGAGTTTGCCAAGAAAATATTGGAAAAAGACTACTATTTGAAAAATCGTTTGAATGAAGTAAAAAATGACAAGGTTGCATTATCAATATGTGATTGGAGTTTTAACTCAGGAAAATGGGCGACTAAAAAGGCACAGGTAACGTTAAACGAATATTTTGGCTATAATCTAGTTGTGGACGGTATTTTTGGAAGCAAGACTATAAAAGCTTTAAATGAAGTAGAAGAACAGGGAAAATCAGAAGAATTTTTGAAAAATTATCATAATTTGCAAAGAAAATTTTATCACTCTGTTGTGGAATACAATCCGACACAATCAGATTTTTTAACAGGATGGTTAAATCGTGTTGACAGAAAAGAAAAGTATTTAAAGGAGATGATGTAAGATGAAAGTGATATTGAATGTAGGACATGGTGGAGTGAAAAAGGATCCAGGAGCTTGTGCGAATGGATTCGAGGAACACGCTTGGAATAAGGATTTTGTAGAAAACTATGTGAAAAAGGAATGTGAAAACCAAGGCGTCCCTTATGTAATAGTGTATCAGGATTATTACTCTAAACTACCTGATAAAATTAACAATTTGGCAAATAAAGGTGATGTAACATTATCATTTCATCTTAATGCAGCTGAAAAAACGGCTAACGGAGTTGAAATGCTATTCTGGCATACTTCCAAAAAAAGTAAAGAATTAGCAGAATATATGCAAGAGGCTAATATTGAAGCAACACATTTGAAAGACAGAAAAATCTTGCCACGTATAAGAGGGGATAGGGGATGGATATTGCTATATAAGACAGTAACGCCTTGTGTTATAGTTGAAAGTGGATTCATAACGAATTCAGAAGACATGAAAGTGTTGGAAGAAACAAAAAAGGAACTGGCAAAATATTATGTAGCAGCAGTAAAGAATTATTGGAATAATAACTAAGAAATGGCTTTGATATAAGCCGAATACAAGCGTTAAAAATAATTTTGGTATAAATGGTTGGCTAGTAAGTAAAAATTGATTGTAGAGCTTGCTAGCTGGCTTAAAATTGATATTAATAAAATAAGAAAAGGGAGAGATAAAAAATGGATAAATTAGCAGCAAAAATATATTTGACAGGAAAAATTTTGGAATTAGGAAAAACTTTAATCTATAAAACAGAGATAGTTGCGAAAGGAAGAGCTGGAGCAGAAAAATTTAATCAAGTGTATGAAGGCTTTTGGGATAAATTGGAAGAGTTATTGGAAAAAGAAAAATCAATTGACAGAAAATTTATTCCTAACTTTGCCGAAGAGGTTGGCGAAGAAGTTTTGACAGAAGTTTTAAAAGAAGCTAGAAAAACATTTGACTTAAAAGTTATATTACAACAAATTTTCGATGTAGAAAAAGCAGGAAACAAAAATATACTTTAAAATTCAGAAATAAGGAGCAGAAATGGAAAATTACTTGGTAGATGTGGTATTTATAGCGTATGGTCTAATTTTAGGAACATTAGGGAATTTACTGTACAGGGTAAACAATCACTTGAAAATAAATCCAATAGCGGTTAGGCTTCTGTACGGAATAATGGCATTGGCTTTATATGTATTGATGTATTTGGGTTTCTTAAAAAAGATTCCTGAAATAGATATTGTAGTAATGTTACTAATAATTGTTGTAGGTTATTTCGTGGAATTGATAATTGAAGTTCTTGAGGATAAAGTGCCTAAGGCATTGGACAGGCTTATTGATAAATGGTTAGGTGGTGGGAACAATGGCGACAGTCGGGGCAAAAAAGACGATTAGGGATTTGATATTTAAGGATAAAAGGCATAAGGATTTTCAAGAAAGTGAAAAGATAAATTTTGCAAACAAAGGGATAGTGAAATTGATTTTGCTTTATACTGTCAGTTCAATTTTTTCTGTAGCACAGAGAGACTGGCAATACAAAAGAAATATAGAAAAATTGATCCTGGAAAATAAAACGCAAAAGATACATCTAATAGAGCAGTTAAGAGAAAAATCCTTGGTGGAAAATCTTATAATAGTCACGTTAAGTATAATAGTGTCTTTGATAATATTGTATTATTACAACAAAAAAATGAATGAAGTGAATAAGGGGTAGCCAGAAATGGCTATCTTTTTTGCGTACAAAAAAATAGTTTCTCAAACGGCAATTTGAAAAACTATTATAAATCTTGTAAAATAGAAGATTTTTGTTTAAATTTTTTCAATTAAATTATAACAAAAAAACTTCTGTTTGTAAATAATTTTAAATATTTTTACTAAAAAATTCTACTATTATTTTATAAAAAAGGATTGACGTTTATACAAATATATAGTATAATAATATCAAGATAGGAGGTGATAAGGATAATGGCAAAGAAAAAAAGAGCGATAAAGGAAATCACATTGGAAATTAGCTTAATTCCTTTAAAGCTCTATATCAAAATTGTTTTCAAGTAGGCTCTGGGACGAAAGCCCTATCCTACAAAGCCATTATACCATAAAAATATGAAAATTGGAAATACTAAAATAAACTTTAGATTCAAAGTTGGCTGGAAAGAATCCAGTACGAAAGAAAGAATAATTTCCATATTAAGTTATTTAGCAATTGTGGCAATAATAATATATATTTTAATGAAATAGGAGAAAAAAGAAATTGGAAAAAGAAATAAGACCACGAGGAGTAAAAAAAGGCGAAACTCCTCGATGGAAAGTAGGAAGAAAGGCAACTGGAAGAAAAAGGGATAAATCATTGACATTTAAATTAACTGAAGATGAAAAAGTATTTCTAACAAATAAACTGAAATTATCAAAAGAAAAAACTAATACAGATGCCTTGCTGAATTTATTAGGATACAAAAAATAAGAGCCACACAAGGCTCTTATTCTTTTTCTATATTCGTAATAGCTGTTTCAATCTTAACTTTCAAAATTTTCAAATCTTGAAGTTTCATTTCTTTCAGCTCTATAATTTTTATTTGTTTTAGATTCTGAATATCTTTTTCATCTAAGTTTTTGATTTTTAATTTTTTCATTTTAACTCCATTGTATTTTCAAGTTATCTATGATAAAATGAAAATGTAATATATTATTTTATAGCTCTAGCAATACCGCAAATATTGTTAGAGTTTTTTAGTGCAAAATTACAATATACGCACAATATACAAATTAAACAAGAAATATTGATTTTATAGGTATTTGAATACTGTTAAAAATTCTCAAAAAGATAATTATATTATTTTATACACCCTTGGAAACACTGGTTTTCAGGGGTTTTTATTTTGGAAAAAGTATGGAAAAGTATAGAAATGTATGCCTGCAATATACATACAATATACAAACAATATACAAAATACTATATCTTTTCCACCGCTTTTCTCAGCTCTTCAATGTCCTTATGAGTATAAAATTTTTCAGTTGTTGTATAACTGTTGTGTCCTATTAATTTTTTAACTGATGTTTTATTTGCGTCTGCATTACTAAGTAATGTTGCAAATGTATGTCTAGTATCGTGTGGCTTATGCTTCATTCCAAGCTCTTCCATAATAGGTTTAAATTTTTCTCTATAATAATTATCATATTTCATTTGCTCACCTTTAAAATTTACAATTAAATATTCATTATTACTATCCATTCTATTTTTTACAAGTTCTAGTATTTTAGAATGAATAGGAACTAATCTATCTTTACCAGCTTCTGTTTTTAGTCCGCCTTTAATGATTCTATCTTTCAAATCAATATCACTATTTTTAATTTCCAACAACTCTCCAATTCTAAATCCTGTATAAATAAGAATTAGAATAGTGTCAATCCAGTCATTTTCATCCAGCAAATCCCACAATCTTTCAATCTCTTTATTTGTAAAAGGTTTTCTTGTGCTTTCTTCTGTATTTTTTCCAATATCTATATATTTGCTATAATCTTTTGAGATAATATCATTTTTCATAGCATAGGCATATAGTTGATTAAATAGCACTTTGATTTTTCGTTTAGATCCATGTTTAATTTCAGGATTACCTACAATTTCTTGTAAATTTGATGATTTCAAATCAACAAATCGTATCCGATGTAAACTTTCACAAGCTTTAAATGCGGCAATATATCCTAATTGTGATGAATGTCCAACCGTATCAAATTTTTCTTTTTTCCATTTATCGTATACTTCTAAAAACGTAATGTTTTGAACATCTATATTATACGGATTTTCATTATAATAAAATAATTGCTGGTTGGCTTCTTTTTGAGTTTTATAATAACCTATATATTTATATTGTTGTTTACCAGTCTTATCCCAATGAGTTGTAACCCTTACAGCAAAAGGTTTTCTTCTTTTGCCTCTTAATCTAATTACAGAACCATAACCGTTCGGATTTCTCATTTTCATACCGCTACCTCATTTTTAAAAAGTCTTCATAACTTATTCCCATATATTTCTCAGCTCTTTTTGTAGGAATATGGTATTTGTATCTAGGTTTATTATTTATAACTTTTGTAATTATTGCACTTCCTATATCTAAAGTTCCACTAATTAACCCGCTTTTTAAAGTTCTCTCATTCATTTGAAGAAATGAACAAGCCTCTTCTACACTTAACAGTAATTTCATTTTTTGCTATTCCTCCGTTTCCGTCATATCAAAATAATTTGTTATAATATAATCTTTGCTTATTAAATATTCAATAACTTTTTCTAAACAGCTGCTGCTAAAACTATCTATCATTTCGTCTCTATAAGTGACATACATTTTTGCTACATATCTTATTTCATTTTCAATTTTGAGTTTGTAAATTTCGGCGTATTTTATCAATTGTTTTCCTCTTCCTTTTTTGTTATAGATATTTCGTTTGTAAAAGTGCTTTCTTCTTCACTTAGTTTCATTAATTCTTCTTGAGTATCTATCCCTAAAATTTCACAAATTTTTTTATAAACATCTAAACTATTTGTTTTTACTTTTATTATATATTTCATTTTTGTTCCTCCAGTAATTCAGGATGTTCGTAAATATTTCCGATTACCCACCAACCATCGTATAAAAAATCATCTATTCCGTCGTTTTCATACGGAATATTGTTTTTTAAAACGATATTTTTGGTAAATTCTTTAAGTTCAGAGAATGTAACATCATATTCCAAAGCGTATCCATTTAATATTTTAAAACCGTTCAAAAACTCCGTGCATTCCCTTTCATCGCCGCTGAAACCTATTTCTTGTAAAAATACGCCATTTTCATTTACAGACAAAAGAATATCCCCCTCATAAATTTCTTTGCCATTTTTATCTTTTACTCCTGTATATTGCATTAATTCAACATCATCAAAGCTCACTCTTCTTAGAAGATATGCATTAATAAATTCATTCTTTTTTAAACATCGTATAGTTTTATCTGTAAAATCCATTGTTTTGACATTTTCCATTTTCTTGTCTTCTTTAAGCCAGGCTCTAAATTTTATTTCTCTCATTTTAACCCTCCTGTTTTTTGTTACAAAAAGTACCCTCAATTAACCCTTGCTTTTTTTAAAATAAGTCCTCTGAATTAAAATTCTCAACTATTTCATCATCACTTTGAGCATCGTTATTTGCTGTTTCTTCTTCAATAATATCGCCTGCATTGTCAGGACTGTCTACATATTCGACTTCCACGTTTCCGTTTGGCTCAACTTCTTTTATAACAGCCTGGTCTACTTTCTGTGCTGTCTGCATTTCAATGCTTAGAATTCCAAATTTACTCAACAATAATTTTAATACAGTTTTCTTTGCCATGCTGTCGAAATTAGTTTGCCAGCTTGAAGAACTTTTAAGAAATGTTTTACTGAATTTCTTAGCATGTTCTCTTATTTCTCCTTTGCTCATCACGTTATATTTCTCAAATCCGTTCGTAGTCTGGAAATATGCTATGTAATGAGTTATCTCATCGCTTGTCTTGTTATCAAGGTTATATTTAAGCTCATCAGTAATTGGATCATAGCTTTCAAATTGCCCCTCATAGAGTTCTGTAACATTAATTTTTTTATATTGTCCAGTTCTAATTGCAAGTTGTATAAATCCTTTGTAGCCCAATTGAAATTGTGCTTCGTTCTTTTCTTGCCAGTTGTCGCGATTATCTTTGTATTTTCTTTTGTAAGGCACAACATAGGCGAAACCTAAATTTGGATCAATTGGTAAATCCAATGTTGCAGCTATTGCTCCAGCCTTCAAAACGCTTTGTGGCTCTGCTTCTTGTAATTGTTTATTTCCATTTGTAGTATTCAGCAGTGAAGTTAAGAATCCAGCCGCCTTGTTTCCTAGTAATTCTTTGAATTTATTTTTTGTTCTTTCGTCGTTTATCAATGATTTTAGTGTAGTTGTACCCACTGTTCCTTTTGTTTGTTTTTTAGGATTTGTTAAAGTTCCTGCCATTTTATTTCATCTCCTTAAAATATTTTATGTTATTTTTATCTAAAAATTGTTTTAATTCTAACGCTATCTCTTTAGAAAGCCCATTTACTTTTATGCAAATGTAAGTATCCTTTTTTTGAGTATTATCTGTTTCTTTTTGCTCTTTTTCTTGAAGAGCTTTAGCAATTGCTTCTTGCTTTTCTTGTTCTTGTTGTTGCTTTAAGGCTTCAATTTCCTGCTGTTTCTCTTTTTCTGCTTTTTCTTCCGCTTTTTTTCTCAAATTTTCTTCAGTTTGCTTAATTTCATTCATTTTATCATTTATTGCTTTAGAAATGGCTGTATAGTCTTCTTGAATTAAATATTTCATGCTTTCAAATACAATTTTGAATTTAATTTCTTTATTTGCTTTTTCAATTTCCTGTTTTATGAAATTTTCTTTTCTGATTAATTCGTCGTATTGCTGTTGTATTTCGGCTTCAATATCATACTCTTTAAATGTTTTGTTTTCCCATTTTTTGTTATCTATCAAGTAAACCAAATATTCGGGTCTATATTTAAATACAAATTCTTTTATTGATTTTATTTTTTCTCTTTTAGCGTTATCTAATTCTTTTTCTTTGTCATGTAAATATTTTCTGACTGCATCTACTCTCTTGATTAAATTAATAAGTTTTTGATTAATCTCTTTTGTATCAGCTGTTAAATAATCCATCAAATCCTTTTTAAATTTTTCAGCACTTGATTTTGTACTTGCTACTTCTTCCCTATATTTCTTGATGTCTTTTACATCTGTAAATACAACATTATAAAGTTTTTCTATTTCTTCAACTTTTTGTTCAGCTTTTTCAAAATCAATCATATCTTTATCAATTCTGGCTGGTGTTATTTTTGCACTGTCAAAAACAAACTCCATTTTAGGCAGTTTGACCAATGCAGTTACATCTTTATTTTCGGGAAATATTTCTCTCATTTCCGAAAAACTATAATCGTTTTCTATATCTTCAGTAAGTCCACTACCGTATTCGAACTCAAAAAATCTATCGCCAATTTTTTTTACGACTAACAAATCTTCATGCCATCTTCTTCTGTCTACTTCTTCCGAACTAATTCCTTCTCCAATCCAAGAAATTATATATCCCATTTCTTCTTCGTTAAAACTTCTATAATCATAACATTCATCATATAAAAAAAGTATTTCTTCCTCATTTAATTCCGAAATTTTAATCTCGTTATTTTTGTATTTATTTTTTAATTCTTTTTTTCTTTCTTCTGTCATTTCGTTAACCTCTATAAGTTTTTATCATTCTCGGTTCTGTATCGTTTCTGACGTATTCCCAAAACTCAATTTCTTTATTTAAAAGTTCCTGTATTTCATCTTCCCAATCGGTTCTATTGATTACAATTGTCTGTAATCTTTTGTCCAGGTCGAATGGTGTTGAATTTTCATTCTTAAAGCATTCAAATTTTATTTCAGATACCACAACAGCATATTCATATCCTGTTACTAGGAAATAATGCAATATTTGATACAGGTAACTTTTAGGGATATTATCTTGCCATTCTTCGATATATTTGTTCCATTTGTTAATTGTAGTTGTCTTTATTTCAAGTATCCCTTTTTTACCTTCATAAACAATTTCTCCATCCAAATTAGCCCGTATGAAGTCATATTTTGAATGAACATACATTTTATTAACTTCTAATATTTTTTTATCAGGATGGTCTTCTTTGTAGGAATCAAATATATTTTTTTCAAGGTTCTTGCCTCTTTGAGCTACAGGACTTGTGAAATTATTTTGTACTCTTCCAGTTTTGTCTTTCCAAACGTCAATAATATTTCTATATTTATTTTTTCCCATTATTGCTCCTGCATCGCTTCCACCAATTCCTTTTTTTCTTATATTTAACCATTCTTTTTCGCTGGCATAACTTATTTCCCTATATTGCATTTATTTTCCCTCCAGCAATATTTTTTCAATTCTTTCAAATTCTCTATCACATTCATCCTGTGTATCAAAACGAAGAATAAAGACTTCTTGAGAATATGAAAATTTTATTTCAAATTTCTTTTTTCCTATAGTATGAAAATTTGACAAATTAAATAAAATATCTTTAATTTTTATCCACATCGTTTTTTCTCCTTTAAAATATTTCTCCCTCTTTTACAGCCCTTCACATTTCTTTAACTTTAACGCCTGCTTTCTGTTATATCCTATCCAGTTTATTTTAAGTCCTGCTTCTTCTGATTTCAGAAGTTCCAGCATATCCTTTTCAAAGTCTTCTCTTTCACTTTCCTTGATAACTTCTTCAATTTCCTTGAATTTCTTATCTGTTTTTGTAATCAATGTTTTTAAGTACATTCCAGTCTTCTTGCTGAACTCCCTTTGCTCGACTTCTCTTTTAAAGATCTTGTAATAAGCAAAGATTATAAACATCTGATTCAAGGCAACTTCAGTTGTATTGTATTTGGTTCTTGAGTATTTTTTGAATTTGTTTTTCGTTTCTATGAGCTCCTGCTCGTATACCTTCCTGAAACTGACAATAATAAATTCGTTCTTGAAATCCTTTATAACAGTTTGTTCAGGATTATTTAAATCTTCGTATCCGAATTCATTGATTAACCTAGTTAAAGCCCTAAAACTTCTTTGTATAACGTCTTCGAGTTCAAAAGTGCACCAAAGCGTCTGTTCCTCCGTTATCTTTTTTATTTTAGTGTCGCCGTTTTCAAGATTTTTATCAGTTATCTTTGGAATCTTGAAATAGTTCCTGTAGCTTTTGCATAAGTTTGATAAAGACATCATAATAATTATTTTTGATTTCCTGTTTTCATCTGCCGAAATCTCTCTCATGGCAACAGCCTTTTCTAAAATTTCGTTTCTTAATTTTTTCTTTTTTGCTTTTTTGAGTACTCCCAAATCATATCCTCCTGTTCTCTAAAATGACCCCCTATTTACAGCCCTTTAAAAATTCTTTAAATCTAGTCGGCAGATACCACAGCAACACAGCCATTAAAAATGGAAAAGCCATATTGCCACCAAGTATCCAATGCCCTTTAACTCTGATTACTTCAATCTGCATTAGGACAGTTGCTGTAATTAGAATTATCCATTTCATCATATCCTTTGTTGTCAGCATTTTCTTCCTCCATTTCTTCAATTTCCTGTTTATCAATTTCCTTTTCCAGTTGTTCTCTTATGCTCAACTTAATCACTCCCTAAAATAAATTTTTATTTAATTAATTTTTGTACTTCACCAATAAGTTCAAGTGATTGTTTTACACTTGAAATGTTGAAAATAGCTTTTTCCAAAGTTTCGATATATTCTTTTAATTCGTTAAAGCTCATATCTTCTAAGAGTTTGCTTTTTCGTTTTTCAACAATTTTTTGAAGATCCATAATTTTTCCTCCCGAAATTTATTTAAGATAATTAATATCTTATCCAAACCCACAATCGCTTATGGGCTTGGTAAAATATCAGTCGCTTGTCTGCCTCTTTCTTATCCATTTAGATAAATTATTATTTGGTTGTTTTTTATTATCACTTTCTTTGTTATAGAATTTTTCTTCTATATAATTCAGCATTTTTTTCCTGTATTTCTGTATTTCCTGCTCATTTGAAGAACTTATTTTTTCTAATAATTTTGTTGCTGTTGCTATCCTTGATTCTGTAACAAGTTCTTTAAGCTCGATTTCAAAAACGTTTTTTGAAAACTCTGAAATATCGTTATCTTTTAAAATTGTTTCAGATAAAATCATTTCAGCGACTATGCCTAGTATTACAAATGAAGAAATATCTTTATTTTTTAAGCAACTTCTGTATTCATAGATGTTACTCATTTTACCTCCTTTGCTTAATTCTTTTTAAATAATTTTTTGATTCTGTTTACTAATTTTTTAGCTTCCCTTTCTTTTTTTACTTTCTCGTTGTTGCTGTTTACTAATGTTACTGATTCAAAATTCATTGTTATTCCTCCTAAATTAAATTATTTTTATACAAAATAGCCACCATTTCATCACGTATCATATCGCATTCCTTGTCAAGCTCTTCCTCTTGCTCATCTGTGTAACCAGGATTTTTCTTTTCCCAGTCTTCCCAAGCCTTTGCGTCTTCGATATAGTCTAGTACAATGCTTTCAAATGGTTCAAAATCATAGTTTTCTGACTCGTATCTATGAATCAGATAGTTGTGAAAATCTTCCAGCGATATGTATTTTAATTGACTTTCATATTTTGCTTTAAATTCCTTGAATTCGTTTTCAAGAAATTCACACGATTCTTTGTATTCAGCTATTGCTTGGTCTTCTTCTTCGCATTTTCTAGCCCAAGCCAAATCTCTTGCTCTTTCTACTTGCTCTGCATATTTTAATCCTTCGCTAAAGCTCATTTTTTATCAACCCCTTTGGTCAAATTGTGTTTTTTGTTCCATTCTATTTGACAAAATGCAAATGAATAGTTAAAAAAATAATGTATTTTCATTTACAAAACTATTATACTATATTATTTTACATTTGTCAAATATATATTTGATTTTTTTCAAATTATTTTACAAATGTCAAAAAATAGGGTATAATTTTAATAATAATAACGGAGGTTTTTTAATATGAACAAAATAGAAAAAGTTTCTAACGAAATTAGAAAAAGACGTGAAGAACTTGGTTATTACCAAGAAGATGTTATTGAAAAATTAAAAAAAGAAGGTGTAGATATTTCAATTTCAGGGCTTTCAAGGATCGAAAGTATGGAAAGACAAAAATTAGATACTAATTTATTAATTGCATTATCTAAAGTTTTGAAAAAAGATTTTATCGAAATGCTTGGACACAATCCTAAAAAACAAGAAAGCAATGTATCAGATGAAATATTTACAAGTTTTATTCAAATACCGATATACGGAATGGCAAGTGCAGGAAATGGATTAATTGAAATGGATGAAAACATTGAAGAAATAGAATATATAAGCATTCCTAATATAAATAAGAATGTGAAAAAAAGAGATTTTGCTTGTCGAGTAAGAGGGGATAGTATGGAACCTCATTATCACGACGGAGATATAATAGTTGTAGATGTTCAGGATGGTATAGATATAAGAGTTTTAAATGGACAAGAAGCCTTAATATATCAAGAAGGCTCTAAATATTTGAAGAGAGTATTTTTTGAAGAGGGAACAGGAAATTTAATATTAAAATCTTATAACCCAGCTTATGCAGATTATATAATTCCAAATCATGAACTTGACAAGGTTGAGTGCAAAGGGGTTATAAGTATGGTTATAAGTATGAGAAATAGAAAGTTTATGTTTTAGGAACAAAAAAGCATTAATGAGGCTGGCGGAGTTGAGAAGTAGGTTTGAGAGATAAAAAGACACTAGTTACGATAAAAAATTGAAGAAAAGGACTTGGAAATATGACAAAAGATAGTTGGGATATAATATTTGGTTTTGTGCAGGGTATAGGAGCATTGGCGACAGCAGGTTCGTTAATATACATAGTAAGACAGGTAAAACTACAGAAAAAGGAAATTGGTATAAATTTAGATTATCAAAAAAGAGAGAAAGCATTGGAGATGTGTCAATACTACGAGAATTTACTAGATGATATTTTTGAAATCCAAAGATTGTTTAAGGAATATTGGAAAAATTTAAATATACAGCCCGTATTTAGAATGGAAAAATTTACTAAGGACGAAATTTTGGAAAAGCATTCCGAAAGCGAGGTCGAAAAAATGCATGAGGTTTCTATAGAGGTTATGAGAGAATTGAACACGGAATTCATATTATTACAAATGTCTATCGGAAATGAAACTTATCAAAAATTTAATAGCGTTTTAAATAAGTTAGAGTATTTTTCAATGTCATTTATTAGTGGAATAGCAGATGAAGAGGTTGTTTATCAATCGCTACACCAGTCTTTTTTTACTATAGTTAGTTTTTTTTATCCAAGTATTTGTCTTTTTAATTCTAAAGGAGGAAAGGATAAGTACTATACTAACTTAATAGAACTCTATAACATTTGGAAAAAAAGAGAGAAAAAACAAGAAAAAACAGAAAAACAATATAAACAAAAAATGTCCGACGAAACAGTAGTTTCTAGCAAATCAAAAATTATTTAAATTGACAAAAAAATATGTATAAGTTATAATAATAGTGGAAAGGAAATATATTTTAAGGAGGAGAATTATGTGGACGCCATTATCAAGATTTATAAAATTAACAGAAGATGGGTTTTATTTAGATTTCAGTGAAACAGAAGAAGAAACGGAGGAACCTGAAGTATATAATATTTCTGATTTTTTTAATGAGTAAATTAATTTTTTGAAATGTAGTATAATTTAGCGAATTTATAAAAAACGAAAGGAAGCTGTAAAAGGCTTCTTTTTTGTTAAAAATATATTTGACAAAATGCAAATAAAAAGTTATAATAAATTTGAGGTGAAAAATATGAATAAAAAGAAGCAAAAAAATCTTAATCAAAAACGGCTTTTAAAACTAAAGATAGATAAAGATTTGACATGGGGAAATATTGAGGAAATAACAGGATACACACGACAAAATATAGATTATGCATTTAAAAAAAATACTCAAAAAACAATACAAAAGGTTTTTGAAAAACTGGGAACAGTTTAATTTTTTTATGCAAATTCATTTGACAAAATGCAAATAAATCCAAAAGAAAAGGAAGGAGGTGCAGGGATGGGAGAAGAAGAAATATCATATGTGCAAGGTAGAAAAATAAATGTAAAGAAAGTTGTAGCTGCATTTGAAAATCTAAAAGGATTAACGGAAGAGGAATTTGAAGAAATTGTAGATATGTATAGACATTATTTTAAAAAAAGAAATAAAGAAATCACCCGCAATCTTGAATCGAAAGCGGATGAAATATTTAATCAAACTTTAGAGTATTATAAAAACCTTATTTAGTTTCTACAATTTGAATTAAAGTGGCACTTATTGTATATATTTTGTCTTTATGATGAATGTGAACAGTTGGAATATGTCTAAAACTATCTTCCACAAAGTCTTGTTTATTGTGAATATCTGTGCCATTTATCCAATTTCGTGGACTGAAAAGATTTTCCAAATACCCAATTTGATAATCATCTTCAGTAAGTTCAGTCCATTGTCCAAGTAGACAAGCATAAACTTTATACATAACTATAAACCTCCCTTCTTCTTGATAATTTGTTTTGGCGAATAAATTATAGCACAAAGCGGAGGATTATAAAATGAGAAAAGGGAGGAGGTGTGAGATGAAAAGATTTTTTAAATTAGGATTACTGTTTTCAATAGGAATATTCATTTATTTAAAAGAGCTAATAGCAGCATTGCTGATTTTAAAGCTGACAAATTTTGAGACAGCTTTAATATTTAGCATATCACTATTAGCAAGCACAATTAATTTAAAACACAACAAAAACTTATTTTCTTTTGTTGATAAAATTATCGTCTAAAAAATCAATTATTGCTTTAGAAAATTTATCAAGATAGCTTTTTATGTTTTCGTCATCTGCATACTTGGCTATAAATGCTTCGGTAAGGCTTTTTATTAAATTTGCATAAGGAATTGGAGCAATATCTAAAACAGTCAAAACAAAGCACATAAAAAATATAACAAAAGTTTTATAGGAAACAAAAGTTTCTTTTCCAGCTTCATTTGGATTCGAAGATATTTCGTCGTATTCTTCTTCAAATCTGGCAATTTGATTTTCTGAAAAAGTTTCTTTTATTTCTTTTTCATAAGTTTTAAAAAAACTCCGGAATTGTTCCAACGCTTGTATTTGTTGTTGAGGATTTCTTTGAATATTATCTGCAAAATTTTGATATTGTTTTACAGTATCATAAAAGTTAGGAGTTTGCCGAAGAAATGACGAGATTTCTTTAAGTTGTTTTGCATAAACAGATAAATTTTTTAATTGCTCTAACATATTTTTATCTGGATACATAATTTTGCACCTCCTTTCTTGAGGATTTGATTTTATTTGGCGATATTATTATAACTCAAAAGGGGGTAAAAATGAAATAAGGGAGGTGTGGAATGGCATTTATTATTTCAGAAACGTTAATAATATTTTTACTTGTGTATATAATTGCAAAATTGAAAGTAGAGATTGAAGATTTGCAGGGGAAAATAATTGGATTAAAAATTCAGATTGCGTTTGAAAGATATTTTTTGAATAAAAAGAAGAACAGAATCAAAAAGAAAAGCGTAAAAACGTTTAGATATAAAAATTATCAAGTTAAAAAGTAGGAGATATACAAAATGGATGAGAAAAAATTTGAAGAAGGGATAAATTGTTTTACACAATTGCTCGGTTCTTTTCTCGAATTAAGAAAAATGGGATATACACAGGAAGAGATAAACTGGGCATATAACACGATGAGTGGAAATTTTGTGCCAAATTTCGATATGAAGAATTTATCTAATTTGATTGAAAGTAGAAAAGGAAATTGAAAAGTAAACAAAAAAAAGCACTTCAAATGAAGTGCATACAAATATTTTCATAATTTGATTATATCAAATTTAGTAAATTAAGTAAAGAGGTGTAGGAAATGAGATTCTCGACATATTTAAACAATGCCAAATGTATGGAGTGGAAAATAAATGCACAGCAAGGAATATTATTTGCTTTGTTGTATGAAGCTCCAGCCTGGGCAAAAGAAGAAATAATTGAAAATAAAACTTATTATTTTGTATCAAGAAATTTGATACTTGAAGAATTGCCGATGTTTTTTGAAAAATCTGATACTGTATACAGAAATTTAAAAGTATTACAGGAAAAGGGGCTTATTGAATATATAAAGCAAGGTAAAAAAGATTTAATAAGAATTACTGCAAAAGGTAAAACATGGAATGAATTTAAAGATAATAACTCGGAAAAAAATCCGAATTCTGAGCAAAATTCGGAAAAAAATCCGAACAATCTCGGAAAAAAATCCGAAAAAGAGCCAAAAAACTCGGAAAAAAATCCGACAAATAATAATACTATATATAATTATAATAATACTAATATATTAAATAATATATATAGTTCAGTGATAGATTATTTAAACGAAAAAACAGAACGTACAGGAAAAGATAGGTACAGTCCAACATCCACAAAAACAAAAACTCTCATAAAAGCAAGGTTAAAAGAAAAGTACGAGCTAGAAGATTTTAAAATTGTTATAGACAAGAAGTGCAAAGAGTGGCTAGGCACAGATATGGAGAAATATTTGCGTCCAGAAACACTTTTTGGAAATAAGTTTGAGAGTTATTTAAAACAAAAAACAGGAAGCAATAAAAGTTTTAATACTCATACTAATCAAAAACCTGGAACAACTATAAAAACCGAAAGACCGAAAGTAACAGCGGAAGGACTTAAAAAATATTTCGGAGGTGCAAACTAATGACTATGGAAGAATTTAACGAGGGATTTGGAATGCTGCTTGACTATTACCCTAACACAAGGGTAACGGAAGGGCTTGTAAATATTTACTTTATGGGATTAGCTGAACTTAGCATAGAGCAGTTTAACTATGCGATAGGCAGAATAGTCAAGGAATACGAGGGCGATTTTATGCCAAAAGTTACAGTAATTTTAAAATATGCTAAAGATTCAGATTTGGAAAAGCAAGTATTTTATGCAAAGAAATTACTGAAAGCGGCGATATATAAGAACGGAAGCAAGGGCATGGTATGCTTTGAAGACAAGGGATTACATGCAGTAATAGATTATGCTGGCTGGAACAGGCTATGCTCTATGAAAGATGACGAGTTCGACAGTTTTTTGAAATGGGAATTTGACGGAATATACAAAGGATTCTGCGAACATCCTTACGAAACGTCTGACTATTACAGGGGTACAAGCCAATTATTCGGACAAACAAAACCTAGAATGATAGGCTACAAGGAGGCTAAGATTGGGAATACAGAAAATATGAATTTCATAAGGCTTGAATATAAAAGCATTGTCGCACAGATTGAAAATAAAGTTGATTTATCGGAAATAAAAAATAAAATGCTGATAGGAGGATAGATGAACAGTTATCAAGACGAATTAAAGAAGGTGTTATTAACTTACGATATAGAAAAAATAAAAGAATTTATGCATAAACATAACAAAAATATGCCGAGAAATAACTTGGCTTTTTGGGCAGGGGTACACAAAGGAATATGTAATTTACCAAACTGCACAAACGAAGAAAAAGAATTTTCGAGAAACTGGTTAAAGAAACATGGATTCAAGGAAGAAATATTTTAGGAGGAAAAATGCGAAAATATACCCCTTGGACAACAGAAGAAATCGAAATGTTAAAAATATTAAGGCTGGAACAAAAACTTCCGTATAATGAAATTGCAAAAACATTGGGCAGAAGCGAGAAGAGTTGTCATAGTTCAATCAGGAGACACTCAAAAGAGGAATTTGAAGAAAATTTGCGATTAAGAAAAGAACTCAATAAAAAAATTTTAAATTTATGGATGAGTGGACTTAGAAAACGTGAAATTTCTGAAAGACTCAACGTAAAATTTAGCTCGATTTTAAATCTTTTGAGCTACGTTACTAACACAGCTTGTTTAGATAAAAAAACTGGAAAAATCAAAAACAAATTCAAAAGATGGACAGTTGAAGAAGACAGGATAATAGTTAAAAGCCAACCAATCGAGATAAAAACGCTTTCTAAAAAACTAAAAAGAACTAGCCGAGGAGTTTTGGCTAGAATTTATGAATTAAGAAAAAAAGGGATAGATATAGAATTAAAAAAACACGAGATAAACAAAAAGTTTGTAGAAGACTGCTTTATAAAGAATGGAGGATAAATGCAAAAAATAAAAGTCATAGAACTTTTTGCAGGAGTAGGAAGTCAGGCGATGGCTTTACGGAACATCGGAATTGATTATGAAATCATAGGAATTTCCGAAATAGACAAGTTTGCCTATAAGTCTTATGAAGCAATACACGGAAAAGTTAAAAATTTCGGAGATATAACCAAAATCAATAAACTTCCATACTGCGACCTGCTCACGTATTCGTTTCCTTGCCAGGATTTAAGCATTGCCGGACAGCAGAATGGGATAAGCAAGGATACAAGAAGCGGACTTTTACTGGAAGTTGAAAGACTACTCCTTAAAGCGAAAGAGAACGGGACATTGCCAAAGTACTTGCTACTAGAAAATGTCAAGAACTTAGTAGGCAAGAAGTTTATCAAAGATTTTGAGAGATGGTTAAGTTTTTTAAACAATCTAGGATATTACAGCAACTGGGAAGTGCTTAATGCCAAAGACTATGGAATCCCACAAAACAGAGAACGGATATTTGTTGTTAGCAGTCTTGAGAATATGCACTACAAATTTCCAAATCCGGTTGAACTGAAACTTAAAATGAAAGACTTGCTAGAGGAAAAGGTAGATGACAAGTATTATTTATCTGAGAAATATCTGAAATGCTTTTCTGACATGAAAAACAGAAACGGATTTACAAGGGACGAAAGATTTAATCCTAGAAAACTTGAAGATTGCAACACAGCGTTTACAATAACAACAAAATCAGGAGAAAGACCAAACGACAATTTCATAATACAACTAGGGAATTTAAAGAATACAGAAAGTTTTGGTGGAAATCCGCAAACAGGAAGAGTATACAGCCCTGATGGTATAAGCCCTTGTCTCAACACAATGCAAGGTGGTGGGCTTGAGCCTAAAATCTTGCAAAAAGCACATGGATTTAACAAAGGTAGAGTAAAGGAAAATATAGTTCCAGCCTTGACTAAGAGTTCACAGCATGAAAATAATTTTGTTGTAAATATAAATCCAAGTGGAAAAGGCATGAACGGAAATGTATACAGAACTAATTTGAGTCCAACTCTTACAACGAACAAGGGAGAAGGAATTAAAATTTTGCATAGTGATACTTGCAGAATAAGAAAACTAACCCCACTTGAATGTTGGCGATTAATGGGATTCAGAGATATGGACTATTATGCCGCAAAGTCTGTTGGAATTTCGGATGCACAATTATACAAACAGGCAGGAAACAGCATAGTGGTAACAGTTTTGGAAGCTATATTTAGAAACTTGTTTTTAAAAAAGCATAAGAAAAAGCGAGGAATTGTGGCGGAACAAATCAAAATATTTTAGGAGGACGAATGAAAACAGTAAGAATAAATGATCTAGTAAAAAGAAACAAACAAATCTTAAAAAGAAGAAAGATTATTGAAAAGAAATTAAAAGAGTTGCAACAAGAAGACAGCGAACTTCTGCAGGAGTTGGAACGAAACAACAACTTCTTTGCAAAGCGAGGAATGGAACAGATTAAATGAAAATAAAACTCATTTGTATAAGGATAGACAACAACGAACTGAAAACAACAGATAAAAACGAATGGCTTAAATTCATAAAAAGACATCGTGGTAACATAAAAAGCATAGAGCAATTTAACTGGGAGATTCCAGAAAATAAATTTCAGAAGGCCTTGGAATATTCATTTGATGAACTTTATAAATTTAAGCTGGAAGAAGGGAGAAAAAAACAAAAATGAAAATTTTTATATCTGGAAATGTGCCGAGTTCCAAAAACAGCAAACGTTGGACAGGCAAAAGGCTGATAAATTCAGAAACTGTAATGAAATACAAGAAAAATACGGCTGATGAATGGTGGCAAGGAGGAATAAAGTTCAGAAAAATGCTAAAAGGCAAAGAAAAGCCTTACAAGATTGGTTTTTATTTCATAAGAAACAGTAAAAGGGCATTTGACTATGTGAACGTTGCACAGCTTCCATTAGACTTAATGCAGGAAAATGGTTGGGTAGACAACGACAATATGGAAAATATAATTCCTGTGTTCTTAGGTTATGAAGTTGACAAGGAAAATGCAGGGGTAAGAATAGAAATTTTATAGGAGGAAGTAAAGGAATGGAAGCATTAAAAAAGTTTGATATGGATGAACTACTAAAAAGACAGGCAATGCTTGATAAGAAATTTGATGGAAAGAAAACTACCAAAGTAAGAACGATTAAGGGTATTCAAGTTGCATTGATAACAGAAATTGGAGAACTGATACAGGAACTTAAAAGTGAGTGGAACTACTGGAAAAATAGCACGGGAAAATTTAATAAATCAAAGGTGTTAGAAGAACTGTCGGACGTGTTGCATTTTTATCTTAGCTATATGAATGCAAAATATAATAAAACAAAAGGTAGAATGATACCATTTTTAGATGAAATCTTAGTTAAATACACCAGAAAAGTATTGCCGGTACAAAGTTTGGAGGATACGTTGCTTACGTTGTCAGATTTTAGAATATTGAGTGAAAAAGAAGTTTTAGGCAGTATTTTGGTTATTTCCAAATATGTAGGAGCAATAGAAAAGGAATTTTTAGAAGTCCATCACGAGAAGTGGCTTAAAAATATGAATGAGAGAACGAAGGAGGAATATTAATGAATGAATTAATGAATATAGAAAACAGAAACACGCTAACAAGTTTAGATATAGCGGAAATAACAGGAAAGGAACATAAAAACATTTTATCCGACATAAGAGACGAAATAAGTAAAATAGGGGAAGAAAGAGGTCGGCTAATTTTTCAGCCAACCACATATATTGATAATTTTAACAGAAATCAACCTGCATTTCTTTTGAATTACAAAGGAGTGTTACAACTTGGGGCAAGATATAATGCTGAAACAAGATTTAAACTTATTGAAAAAATCGAACAGCTTCAAAAGCCAATGACTGTTGAGGACATGATCATATTGCAGGCAAATGAAATGAAAAGTGTCAAGCATAGAATTGACATCGTGGAAAACAAAGTTGACAACGAGATAAGGATAGACCATACGGAACAAAGAAAATTACAAAAAGCAGTTTCGATAAGAGTTTATCAAAGGCTGGATGTGATAGACGCTGACAGAAAGTTAATGTTTCCTGCAATTTACAGAGATTTAAAGGACAGGTTTGGAGTTGCAAGCTACCGTGATATTAAGAGAAAAGACTTGACTGAAGCACTGGCATACGTACAGAACTGGATAGAAAAAGCAGAATTGAGGAATTGAGATGGATGAAAAAGAAAAAACATTCAAAAGAATAAAAGAAAAGATATTGCGCAATACAGAAATGAACAACCGTGACTTTGAGTTTGCAAAACTTAACGCTAATTTATTCAAAAGTATTAAATTTATCAAGAAAAGAAAGGCTAAGAAGAAATGGCTTACACGGAAATCAAAAACAGCGAGATAACAATAACATTAGCCGTAGAAAAAGTTTATCCAGGACTTAAGCAACAGCTGGAAGAGCGTCTTAATAATTTTCCGATCAAAGTTATTCCTTTAAAAAAATTGTCTAAGGCACAGAACGGACTGATACACGTGCTAATAAAACAATTTGCTGATGAACTAGGCTGGACTATGCTGGATATGAAAGAATATCAGAAAGAACAGTTTGCAATAAGCAGAGATTTGAATAAATTTTCTACTGCCAAATGTGATATGGAGACTGCAAATGATTTTATAGCATTTTTAATAGAGCAGGCATTGGAAAATGATATTAACTTATATATCTTGAACAAGCAAGATAAAAGATACAGGCAGCACATGAACAAAGAGAAAGATATGCAACGAAAAGAAGCTAATTATCCGCTTCTTTTTGGGGGTAGACAGTGAAGATAAGGCCCTTAAACAGAACCAATAAGGCTTTTTAACTCATTATTTTTAGGTATTGCCGTTTTTTAGAGGAACCTATACCTTTGCAAAAGCTTATTGGCGTATTTCGGAATACAGGCAAAAATGATACACAAAATCGCAATATTTTTATTGTTGTTTTTAGGTACTTTCGCCCTTGGCAGGGCACAAAACATAACACTCTCAGGAACAGTAACCGACCAAAAGAATGGCAAGCCTGTTGAGTTTGCCTCAATATTGCTTAAAGAAAGTGGGCTTTGGGCGGTTTCTGATGCAAAAGGAAAGTTTACCGTTAAAAACATTCCGCAGGGAAAAGCTACCCTTGTGGTGCGCTGTTTGGGATATGCTACACACCAAACTACCGTTCAGGTAAACGGAAAAACACCGACTTTACAAATACAACTACAAGAGGATAACCTCAAGCTGAATGAAGTAGAGGTGGTGGCGAGTAAAAAAAACGATGAGGCTACCACATCTTATACCATCGACCGGTTGGCATTGGACAATCAGCAGGTGGTTAATATCAGTGATATTGTGAGTCTTTTACCCGGTGGGAAAACGGTTAACAGCAGTTTGACGAGCAACCACCGAATAGCCTTACGTAGCGAAGAAAAGGGCGAAAAAGGTAACACCTCGTTTGGTACAGCGGTAGAAGTAGACGGCGTTAGGCTGAACAACAACTCGGTGATGGGCGAAACTTTGGGTCCCGGAACGCGCACAGTGGGCACATCGAACGTTGAGAGTGTAGAGATTGTTACAGGGGTTCCGTCGGTAGAATACGGCGACTTGAGTAACGGGGTGGTAAAGGTAAACACTCGAAAAGGAAAATCGCCCTTTATCGTTGAGGGTAAATTAAATATCAACACGCGGCAGATAGCACTGAACAAAGGCTTCGATTTAGGGCGCAACGGCGGTTTGTTCAATTTCTCGATAGAGCATGCACGGTCGTTTTCGGATGTTGTTTCGCCCTATACGGCTTATCAACGTAACGTGCTTTCGCTGCATTACATGAATGTTTTTATGCGTAATGCCATGCCGTTGACGTTGAATGTGGGACTGACGGGTAATATAGGCGGATACAATTCGAAAGCCGATCCCGACCAAGACCTCGACGATTACGACAAAGTACGCGATAACGCGTTTCGCGGAAACTTTTCGTTGGAATGGCTGCTCAATAAAAAATGGATAACTAACATTACGCTGCAAGGCTCGCTCGCGTATACCGACAAACGCACGGAGCGGTATTATAATACCAGTAGTTCGTCAACACAAGCCTACATTCATACGATGAAACAGGGCTATTTTGTAGCTGCCGATTATGATAATAATCCGTCGGCCAACATTATTTTGGGACCTACGGGTTACTGGTATGTACGCGGCTTTAACGACTCGAAGCCTCTAAGCTACGCTCTGAAACTGAAAGCCGATTGGACCAAACGCATGGGGCAGGTGCTTAACAAGGTGCTTGCAGGAGCCGATTTCACAGGGAGTACGAACTACGGGCAGGGCAGTTATTATGAAGATCGGCGTTATACGCCTACGTGGAGACCTTATCGGTACGACGAATTGCCGGCGATGAACAATTTGGCACTATACATTGAGGAGAAAGCAAGTATCCCGACATCGCACCTTTCAACATTGGAGATAACCGCCGGTCTGCGCCAAGACATGACCTTAATTGGTGGGTCGGAGTATGGAACGGCTGCAAGCACATCGCCCCGAGCTAAGGTGCGTTATATTTTTTGGCGCGGGCGCAACACATGGATACGTGATTTCAGCGTACATGCAGGTTGGGGAAAATCGGTTAAACTACCCTCTTTCCAAGTGCTTTACCCCGCAACCACCTATCATGATCAGCTGGCATTTACGCCCGGAAGTACTTCGAAAAACAAAGCTTATTATGCTTATTACACCCATCCGTCGAGAGCCGTGTACAATCCCGACTTGTTATGGCAACACACCAATCAGACAGATATCGGACTGGAAACCAAAATCAAGGGTACACGCATTAACGTGTCGGCCTTTTATCACAAAACGTTCAATCCCTATACCGCCACAACCGTTTACACACCTTACAGTTATAAATATACCTCGCAAGCTGCATTAGAACGCATCGGCATACCTTCGGCCAACCGTTCGTACAGCATCGATCAACAAACAGGTGTGGTAACGGTGACCGATATAACCGGTGCCCAACCTCCGGTAGAGTTGGCTTACAGTGTGCGCAACAGCTTTTTGACCAATACCAAATATGTCAACGGGTCGCCAACAGAACGCTATGGCTTCGAGTGGATTGTAGATTTTGCGCCCATCAAAGCCCTTCGAACCTCGTTGCGGTTGGATGGCAACTATTATTTTTATAAAGGATTAGAC